AATTTTATTTGGTGGGTTAAAAAGTTTTACTATCTTTGTATCAATCAAACAATTAAAACAATTAAACAAAATGGGAGAAACTATTGCAAGTGTTACGGTTGATGGTAAGGTTGTTGAACTTTATTATTCAGAAGGTGATTCACGAACTTGGGATAATATATCAAGAATGATATTCTTTGGTAATTATCGGCATATTGGTGATAAGCACGATGTTGTATTACATGGTGAATTTGATTCACGACAAGACTTCATTGATAAGGGTGAGCAGATGGTAAGGAAACAACTGAAAGACGTTGTTATTTGCAAAGCTGTTCATTTGTATAATCATTCGGAAATAAGTATTTCAACGTCATATTCCTATCCATATAATTGCCGATGGGATAGCGGTACTATTGGTTTTTTGGTTGTAACAAAAGAGGATATTCGTAAGAATTGGAATATCAAACGTGTAACACAACATTATATTGATTGGGCTGAAAGATTGGCTGAAAGTGAATTAAATACCTTAGACCAAGAATTAAGAGGTGAGGTATATGGCTATATGCTATATGATGAAAATGGTGATGTTGAAGATTCTTGTGGTGGGTTTTATGGTTCAGACCTAATGGAAAATGGTATGTCCGAATATCTTGATGAAAAATATGTTAAAGCGTTGGTTGACGAAATTTAATTTGGTAGATTAAAATAATTTACTATCTTTGTAGTGTTCAAACAATTATTAACTTAAAACAAACAAACAATGGCAAATCCTCTTATTCATTCAAAATCATCTGTTAAGCGTTGGGGTGGTAAAGTTGAAGATTATTTACCGATTCACGAATTGCTTGATTCACCGAAAACAACGATGAATAATAATACGGGTAGAATGATGACCCATAATACTTGGTTCGCATATACCATTATTCCAAAGATATTCGGGTATAACATTACCAATTCAGATGGTAAATCAGTTGATACTGTTGATATTGCAATGTTGCATATCGCAGAAGATTATAGATTTCAAATTCCAACGCCACAGGACTTTCTTAAACATATGGAAATTCAACCGTGGATGAACAACGGTGTTAAACCGATACCAAGTCAAGAGGGTAAGGTTATTGTTGATGACTTAATTGAACGGTTAAGAGAAAAGATGTAGAAGAACAAGAAACTGTTTAATACACAATGTTGATAAGGTGGGCTTAATAGTCCACCTTTTTTTTTGGTAGATTAAAAATAGTTTCTTATATTTGTATCAATCAAACAAAAACAAACATCATGGAAGTATTAAGTTGCAAGAGGTATAATGATATGCGTACTGAGAAGTGGCACAAGGATTGTGAATTGGCGAGGGCTAATGGTCGTGAATGGTCAATGATGCCACAGTTGGTTTTTTATATTTTCAATAAGAACTATGGTTATGTTGCCTTTAATAATAAAACAGCATTATGGGCAAAGACCAAAAAACAAGTTATTGAAGATTGGAAAGTTTTTGAACGAAGAGGTTGGTAGTTTCAAATAAATTACTATCTTTGTATCAATCAAATAATTATTAACCAAAAAACAATAAACAAAATGGGATATACGCATTATTGGAGGTTTAAAGATAGCAACTTACCAAAGGATAAATTTGATAAGATTGTAAATGATGTTAAAGTCATTGAAAAGCATTTTAAGGAAAATAAAGTTATTTCCAAAAATGCTTATTGTAATTCTAAAGCACGAGTAAGATTAGCTGACGGATTGGGTGAAGGTGATGGTGTTAATTATACTGTACATCTTCAAGATAATAATGTTTCAGAATATCTATCATTCGCTTTCAATGGTGTTGGTGATTTATCACACGAAACCTTTGGTATCAATGAAGGTTTGAATGAGTGGAATTTTTGCAAGACTGCAAGAAAACCTTATGACTTGGCTGTTTGTCTTGTTTTACTTTCAATCAAATATCACGTAAGAAGTGCAAGGATTACAAGTGATGGTGATAATGATGATTGGCAACATTCCTTTGAATTATTTAAAACCTTATTTACTAAAAGGAACGTATCATTCAAATTCAAAGATTGGGTTAAGGATGATAAATATAAAGATGGCTCATTGTCAATTATTAGAGGATGAGAAAGCGACCTTATTATTACATTGTCTGGATTGAAGGTTTATCTTGGAAACGTGGTGAAAAGATAAAATCAATAGGTCAATATGGTACAAGGGAATATACAACCAAAATGACGGAAGCATTAAGGGTGAAGCCCGAAGATGTTACACAATTCAAACATTGGTTAAGACGGCATGGTGTTACTGAATGGACATTGGAGAGTGCATTTGTTAGAACCAGCTATGCACCAAAAGATACAATCTTTGATGTTAAAAGATATTGTCATTAACCTTTGGTAGTTTCAAATAATTTACTATCTTTGTATCAATCAAACAATTATTAACCAAAAAACGATAAACAAAAAATGGAATTACAAGAAGCAGTAAAACTTTGGAAAGAACTTGGTATCGTATCAGCAAGGATGAACTTTAGTTGTGGTGGTGATTCAATGGGTGATACCGATTGGGAATTTGAAGATGACAATGGTTTAGTTAATAGCCCCGATTTGGAATCTTATTTTGATAATGAGGTATATCGAAGGGTTAATTTTTATGAAGCATCAGACGGTCATTATATGGGTGAGTTCGGAACTGTTGAGGTTGAGTTGGATGATAGTGATGAAGATGATGTGATTTTCAATTACTATAAAAATGCTCAATCAGAATGGGAAGAAGCCATTGCTAATGATGTGGAGGTTGAATTGACCGAAGAAGAAGCTAACTATGTTAAAGAGTATGTTAGCAACATTAACGGTGGTGAGAGTGAAGTTGTTAATTTCAACTACAAAAAAGATTTCATCAAAACCGATGCAATGGAAGAATTGGAATCTGAAATTGCAAGAAAGGTTCATGAGTTTACCCAAAACTATGTACCCGAAAACTGTTATGATGTTCGTGATTTCTATCACTTTGAAAGTGATTGTGCGTTCAATGGTAATTCAGTCATAATAAATATGACAAACTATGATTATGTACTTACCGATAGTGAGGATTATTAGTCCTCACTATTTGGTAGATTAAAAATAGTTTCTTATATTTGTATCAGTTAAACAATTAAAAACAAACAGATGAGCAAAATTATTATTGATAATGTGATGTTTGATTTCGATAATGGTTGTAGATTATTGAAATTGAAACACGGTGATGATTGTCCATTTCAAGAATTGGAAGACTTTTGGAATGATATTGAACCATTGACATTCAAAGAGATTGCACAATTTGAGAATCTTGAAAAGCGTAGAATCGGCATTAACCATTTGGGTCTTGAGCGATTGGTTAATAGTGTTAAACCGACATTGGTTGATTCTCAAACACTTAAAAAGACAACCACTTGGATAAATGAGAATGGTGAGTTGGAAACTTTCGATTTCAATGATACTTATGAACTTTACAAAGTATCAAAGGATTATTTCAATAAAGGTCTTGATAGTTGGAGAAGTATGCGTGAGGATGTGTACTATGTTAAATGTAAAGACACATCAACCGATAGAGAATACCTTATTTGGGTCGATATTGCAAACGTATTGCAAACCAATGATAAAAGTTCTTGGAATTACGAAGATAAGGACTTAAATGCTGTTGAGGCGATTGCTTGGACAATTCAAGTTGATGTTAAAGAGGGTGATATTGAAAGCATTATCAGACAAGGTGATTGTATCTTGGTTAAACCAAAACCAAACGCTGAAATTCTGAATGAACCAAGACACCTTAAAAAAGATGAGTATTTGAATCTTTTAGTTGCAGAAAGTTAAATAAAGATTTGGATATTTACTTAAAAAGAAGTATATTTGTATTAACCAAAAATCAAACAATATGAAGAAAAGTAATAAAACAACTTTGTTGCTCGGTGAAGGAATCCATCAGCACACACTATACGGAAAACACCGTATCGAACCTAATCATTCTGACTTTGCAGAAGTAATGGTGGATGAGGATAGTGAATTAAGACACGAACACCCTAACGGTTCTTTTGGTGAACATAAAACACTAAAAGTAAATAAAGGTCAATACCGAATGGGTTTGCAAGTGGAATATAATCCCTGGAGTCAAAATGTTGGTCGTGTGTTTGATTAGTCATCGCTCAACATAATATAAGAGAAACCTACAATTATATTGTAGGTTTTTTTTTGGTGGATTAAAATAAATTACTATCTTTGTAGTGTTCAAACAATTAAACGCTAATTAAGATGATAGGATTATTTGTTGGTATTTCAGTATTTGTGGTTGCCTTATTGGTAATTGGTAGTATTACAATTTTTAAGGATAAGGAACTTTAATCGTAGGTGGATTAAAAAAATATTCATATCTTTGTATCAGTCAAACAAATCAAATCAAACAATATGAAACGAGTAGATGTAATCACATTACGTGAAGTAGAAACAGGTAATAATATTGGCACAATAATTACCAATGACCTAACAGAGTTTGCTGTTGAAAACCTAATGATGAACGCTTTTGAAGATTATTTTGATTGTTCAAAAGATGAAATCATCTTGGTTGAAGACCGTAATTGGGAAGCAATCACCGAAGAATACAAAGCATCTTTTGATTTTATGATTGAAGTTGATAATATCAAGGGTGTTCAAATTAGTGTGGAAAAAAGTTGGTTATATTGAAATAATTAACTACCTTTACCAACGTAATCTTAAAACAAGAAACGATGACAACAGAAGAAAGGACATCTCACGCGGTTAACACATTAAGTGATTTTGTTAATACCTTTGATGCTGATAGGTATTCAGAGTTTGCAAAACAATTCAAACGAGAACATCGAACATTACAACAATCAATGATTAGACTATTCGTTACAGTCATTGAAGAGATTGGTGATGGTGAATATTATACTGATGCTCGAAATGAGGGGTCTAAGAAGCTCTGTGAGGACATAATGAAGGGTTGGCGGAAGGTTATGTCAGAAGAGTTCGTTAAATACGGTTACAGCGAAGAAAAAGCTGCTGATATGGTAAAGGATTTCAAACTATCAAAACATTTGGGATATGTCTAAGGAAGAGATATTGAAAGCATTTAAGTCTGGGTCATTATTGGTATGGAATGACCCAGACCCAATCGAAGGTAATGATTATACAATTAGAAGTATCTCATATATTGATGATGAGATGGCGGTGATACAATATGGTGAAGAAGGTAATTTCATTAATGGTGTTGAAGCATTTTCAGAGGCTGAGGTTTTCATGTCTGAAATAAGTTTGGTTGATTAAAAAGTTTTTCTTATCTTTGTATCAGTTAAACAATTAAAATCTAAACAAAATGAATTTATCTCTTAAAAAAGTAAAATACTTTGATGAAATGTCAGAGGAAACGCCTTGTTTCGTTGCTGAACTGTATGATAATGGTGTTCATATGGCAACGGTAAAGAATGATGGTCAAGGTGGTGGGAATATGCTTTACCCAGTCAAAGGTAAGACATATGCAGATATTGCCAAATATGATAATTTGGATGTTGAAGCTGATATATTTGGTATGGTATATGAGTATGATACTGTAAGCCAAAATCAGAATAAGGGTTTGTTGATTAAGAAGGATGATAAGATTATGTTGGTTAGTTTTAAATACTCCGTTGCCAAAATGAAAAAGACACCACAAGGTGTAACAGCGTTACACAATACGAGGGAAAAATATTTGTCCGAAGGCTACCAAGTTCTGAACCGAAACTTGTGATTTCTATTAGCCTTCATTTGTTTGTTGTTTGATGATTACATCGGTTCATGTGAAACGGTGGCTGTAAAAGGTCACCGTTTTTTTTTATAAAAGTTTTGGTGGTTTAAAAAGTTTTGCTATCTTTGAATTGTCAAACAATTAAACTCTTAAACAAATGGCATTAACTACTCAACAGAAAAATGAAATCATTGTAGCAAAATTAGCAGTACCAACAGCCACTAATGCTGAGATTGCTGAAGCACAAGGTTTAACCAAATCACAAGTTGCTGGTGTTTTAATAGCATATAAACGATTTGGTGGTGATTATTTTGCAAAATTACAGTCTGAACTTGGTATTAGTGAAACGATTCATTCAGATTTCAATAATTTTTGCGGTGATGGTAAACTTAGTGCGAGGGAGCGAATATTATTAGCAATTAAGTTTGCTAAGTATCGTTGTGGTAAGATATTGACCTTACCATCATCAGAATGGCGAATGGAGCGCATAATCAATAACGAAGTATCCAAGAGATTTTCGTATGTTGCTTGTGATAATAATCCTGAGTATTTCAAGAAGATGGTAGCCAAGAGTGATTGGTATGGTACAAACAATGTATGCCATCAAACATCTGTTGGTAATTTGATATTAAGTGCCAAAGAGGATGAATATTCACATTTAATATTGGATTATTGTGGTAGGTTTGAAACCTATAAACAAGAGATACTTCATGCTTGTTCAAATAATATAGTAAAGAAGGGTGGTGTAATTGCTGTTACGTTATATAGAACAAGGTCAAATTCACCTATGGTATCCAAATTGAATCGAATGTATTCAGATGTAACGGGTCAATTTATTAGGGTGAATGATAATACCAATGCGGTTAGAATGTTTTTCCAATGTGTTTCGGGTGTAACTGATTTTGAGATTGTTGAAGAATTCACCTATTCAGATAAATCACCAATGATATTGGTTATTTTGAAGAGAAATTAAAAAATTATCGGGGTTATCGTTTGGTAGTCCCGATTTTTTTACTATCTTTGAATTGTCAAACAATTAAACTCTTAAACAAATGGCAAACGATAGCATATACGCGATTAAGACTGAATTTGGTGAAGTTATATCAATAGGTGATAAAGTTCAACCAGACCTAACGGTATTTGGTAATAATTTGAATAGTGATGGTGTTCGCATTGTGAAACAATTTTATAATACACCTTGTGGTTGGTGTTTTATTGATGCTGAAGGTAGAAAAAGTTTTAAGAACATCAATAAGTATCGTTTGGTGGTTTAAAAAGTTTTACTATCTTTGAATTGTCAAACAATTAAAACAAGATAATGTATTTTCAGAAGTATCACGAAAGTTATGGTCGCACACCTATTCAGTTAATCGGTGATTCATATTTTATGATTCCCGAAAGTATTGAAGAATCCAATGCACAGAAAAGTCCATCAACACAAGACCTATTCAATGTTATGAGGGTTATTGGTAATGGTGAATTAACTAAGTATTACGGTTATGACGACCATCTGAAATATGTTGAGGATATTGGTGATAAGACCATTGTTATATATGGCAAGATAATAAAGAATCCTTATGGTTCAACAGCGAAGAATACTGTATTTCAGTTTAACCTTACGGTTTATGAAGGTGCTATTCAAACAACACAATATGGTGGTGGCTATGGTGCAAGTGGTATTATAATGGAACATAGAAGGGTTGTTGGTTCAACGGGATATATCCGAACTTGGGATTTCAATGCCATATCAGAAATGACAAAAAAAGTTAGGAATCTTTTGGTGGATTAAAAAGTTTTTCTTATATTTGTATCAGTCAAACAATTAAACAATAAAGAAAATGGTTTTAGAGAAACTTAAAGAATTAGCTGAAATGCTGAAAGCCAATCAGAATGGTGATTGGATTGAAAACGACCCATCGGTTGAGTTTGAGAAACTTAAACAATTCGTTGATGATATTCGTGATAAATTCAATATCCTTAACGAATATAACGAAGCGGGATATTTCGGGTTGAATTGGTCATTGCCCGATATTATATCCAAAGCGGAAGAAATGGGTGTTGAATGTTCAGAAGATGATGCTCGTGAAATTGCCTATACCATTGAGCAAAATGGTGATTGTGAATATGGTATCACTTGGGACACAATAGCATATTATGTTGGGCAACATTTTGATATTGACGAATAATTCACTATCTTTGAGGTATGACAAAAAAAGAACTAATAGAACGATTGGCTGAATTTGATGACGATGATTTTGTTGTAATTTCAGTTCACGATACGGTTGCTTATGAAGACCTTTATGATTTCGATGTTGACCCTATTTATATGGGGATTGATAAGGAAGGTAAAGATAGAGGACACGAAATTCACTTAAATCTAATACCACATTCTGAAAATGGAAACTGAAACGAAAGACCTATTTGAACATTATGATGAATTGCCAACAAATGTTCAAGAAATCATAAATAGCTTCAGCGATGAAGGTAATATGTATGGTGAATGTGAACGGTTATTGAAGGAACTTAAACCATTGGGTTATGAATTCGATTATGACCTATCGGGAGAACCTTTTAATCTAAGGAAATTAAAATAATAGTTTGTTTACTGTTGTTTGTTGTTGAGAGGGGAATTGGGTGACTTTTGAAAAAAGGTCACCCTTTTCTTTTGTCAATTAAAAATCTTTTATTATATTTGTATTGAACAAACAAATCAAACAATATGAAAGACTTTTTATTATCATTTCTATTTGGCATAAACATAACATTATTGTTTTTGCTATTATGCAAATTAACAATCAATCTTTATGAAACCTACACATCAATTCCAAACATAGATTCGGGTAGATGGGTTAATTCAGTATTCATAAAAAACGAACGTTGTTATAATGACACCTTTTATTTGGAAGATACTAAAGGTTGTGTTCCAATATCCTTTATGGTTGCATTGGATATTGATTATCCTAAAGCGTATGACTTGGCTAAAACCCAACTTGGTAGAAAATATCAAGATGGTGTTATGTGGATTTATTTGGCACTATTATTTGACAAGGATAATATCATATATGGTCATAGATTAACGAAACTTGATGTAACAAGGTCAGACCTTTATGGTGAATTAAAGAAACTTTGTGTATTGGATAATTCATATCAAGTACGTGATATTATGAATATGAAAGGAACTTATCTTGTTGGTGTAAAAGGTCATATGCTCTGTGTTAAGGATGGAATCATTTATGATAGTGATTATACATTACTTAATACCCCAGTAACTGATTTGGTACGAGTTGACAAAATAGGACAATAATATGTACACAATTGTGTACACTATATGCGAAAAATTCATTATATTTGTGGTATGAAAACAGAACAAGAAGTAAAACAATATCTTAAGGAACTATCAAAAGAATACGATGAAAATCGTGAGTTTCTTAAGAACGCTAATAGTGGTATTACGATAGGTGAGATAAAACAACTACACCTACAACAAAAGGAACTATGGGCTGAAATATCAGGTCTTAGGTGGGTACTTAAAATGGATATTACCGAATACTTAAAATTCCTTGATGACAAAGATAGTGAAAAATAATTGAATAAAAAAGTTGTTCAATTAAAAACCTTTGTTTATCTTTGCACCATCAAACATTAAAACAACATCATAATGGCAAAAGAAGTTAAAAAGTACATTAAAGAAAACAAACGAGATGTGATTGAAGGAACTGTCTTCATGGTCACATTGGTCATTGGTCTATATGTTGCACTTGATTTTGGTGCAAAGATGGGATTTTAATTTAACAAATACAAATGAAAATATTTTAATGTCATATTTGGTGGATTAAAATATTTCACTATCTTTGTCGGTATAACCAATCAAAAATCAATATGTCGTTGACAATTACAAGATGTTGGAATTTACGAGAAGAACCAAATAGTTCAGTATTAGTACTATCAATTAAAGACCGTTTAGCTACACTATCAGTAAGAAATAGTCTAAATAACCCTAAACCATTTTTTACTGCTATACATACTTTTAATTTGAACGAGAACAAAGGTATTATTAACTTGTATAGTGAGGCATCAGAATATCTAAATTCGTACTACATGAAACAAGTTAAAGAATTTGTTGAAAAACATTTGGTGGATTAAAATATTTCACTATCTTTGTATCATCAAACAATTATTAACCAAAAAAACAAAAAACAAATGAGAAGTCTTATTATTTTTACCGCAGTTGGAGTATTTATGTTACTTTTCAGTGTGCAATTCCTAAAGTATTCAACAGTAACTGATATTGTTGTTACTGTTACTGAAAAAGAACGTATCGTTGAATCTAATGGTAAACTCACAACCAGTAAATACCTTGTATTCACCGAGAATGAAGTATTTGAAAATACGGATGATATGATACCGTTTTTTAAATTCAACAGTTCAGACCTTCAAGGTAAACTTCACGTTGGAGAAACATATAAACTAACTGTATGGGGTTGGCGAATAAACTTTCTAAGTAGCTATCGTAATATTTTAAAGGTACAACCGTTTGAATCTGATACTACCTCACAATTTAATGACGAATCACGTAGACATAGTTGACGAAAATACGATTACACTATATGTAAATGAGGATAATAATTATTATCCTCATTTTTTTTGTCTTAATTGTTGTTGGTATTAAATAATTTATTATATTTGTATCGTCAAACAATTAAAACAACAACAAATGACAACAACAAGACCACTTTATGAAATCGCTAACGACATCAAGCGTGATTGGATAAATGTTAATTTCGGTGCAGTTCCATACCTTAGAGCAATGGAATCATTGGATAAGGTAACAGATAACTTCATGTTTGATTCGGGCAAAAGCATAGTCCTTTATTTCCTTTCAAACGCAACGGGCTGGAAAGGTGAAACCGCAAGGCGTATCAAAAAGGAACTCAAAGATATGGTAAAATAAAAGAAAGCCCGAAAGGGCTTTTTTTTTGTCTTAATTGTTGTTGGTATTAAATAATTTATTATATTTGTATTGTCAAACAATTAAAACAAACAACAAATGACAACACAACAGATTCAAAAGCAGATTAACGGAACTCAGTTCCAAAAAGACCTTGAGGTTGAAATGTTAATCAATGGTAATACCTCAAGCAGAGCGTATTACAACTTGGTGGTTTCAATCAGAGACGTAAGTCTATTCACCAAAGGTATCAAACCACACCGATTTTGGCGTTTAAATGACGTTAAAACATACTTTGGCGTTACGGGTGGTAAAGATAAGGTCTTGGAGCAATTAAAGGCTTACAAGGACACAATTTGGGCTACAGCGTAAGCCCAAATTATTTTTAAAAAAGTGAGATTATCTTTTGGTAGTCTCACTTTTTTTATTACCTTTGTCATGTCGGTTGGAAACAGAGACGGGTCTGGCTTGAAAAAGTCGAAAGAGTATACTGGTTGGCGCTTTATATTTTTTTAAAAAAAAGTGCAAAGGTACAACAAAAAATTGACAATTCCTAATAAAACTTATTAACAAAAAAAAATACAATTGTTAATAACTTTGATTTGGTAGTTATATAAAAGTTCCCTATATTTGTACTGTTCAATAATTACTAACTAAAAACAATAACAAATGAACAACAACAATCTTTTTCAATTCGAGTACGATGAGGTAGCACTACTTAATCGTGACGGGTCTAAATCTAACTTCCGTACTGTATTCGGTGAGGATGGTACAATCATTACTTGCCCGAAATCATCGTACCACCTTGTTAAGACTGCCGACCTTTCCAACCTTGGAAATGTCTTTATTGACAAAGGTCATAATGTTTCAACTTTCACACATCGAAACGGTGAGGTTATCGGTTTGAATGTTGAGTTCGGAAACAAACCATCTAAGGTAGGCGATAGCAATTACAGTCTATTCATTACCGTACCTAATAACGGTGGCGGTAGAGGTTTCCTATCAATCAAACAAGTACGTTTGGTTTGCACTAATGGTATGGTTTCAAGTAGAACTGTTCATAAGGACAACCAAATCAAAATTCCACATACATTTAACTACGTGGAAAGTTTGAAATTGATGGAACAGAGTATTGACGGTTTCATGTCATTGTTCAAGCAAGTACAATCACGGGATGAAGCAATGGATGAGCAAAAAATGTCATTGACTGATATTCAGTTTCACTTGAACAAATGGTTCTTTGAACAAGAGTTGCCGAAATCACAAGTTGGTGATTGGACTTTGGATAGCTTCAGAAAAGCGTTGGCACTCGAACCGAAAAGCGTTCCATCGCATTACCGATACGATGAGTTAAAAGAAGCATTTAACCGTGAATTGGCATACAATGATGAGTTGGGTCTTGAACCATCACTCTACACGGCATACGCGGCTATTACCAACTACCTATCGCGTAGAGTTGAAGCATCGGGTTCAAGAGCATCTGATGAGGTTAAGCTAACAAGAGCATCTGAAAAGTTGGTCTACTTTGATAACTTGGTAACGGTCTAACCGTTATCAACTGATAAGAAAAGACTATCGGAAACGGTAGTCTTTTTTTTTAACCCATAATCACCCAAAAATTTAGGTACGTAATAGTAAAGATACGAAAAACATTTTTAATATCCAAATGCAAATATATTTGGTAAATTCAAAAATAGTTTGTACCTTTGCAAATTATTTCACGAGAGTATAGGGCAGGTTCCCTTAGAACTCCTCAGCTTATTATTTCAGTAGCCGCCCGTCTCGTTATTCACATCGACACAACAAAGATAGTAATAATTCTGAAACTACCAAACATTCACACAAAAATTATTTTAAAATATTTTTGCAAAAACATTTGGTGGTTATATAAAAGTTCCCTATGTTTGTGTCAACAAAAACAAATAACGGGACAAATGAGCACAGAGGCATACAATAAGTTGACAATGGTCAAAGCATTAGAATTAACTGATGAGGATTTGGCTATTAAAGTTATGAGCGACCCTAACTTGGATAGTAAAGAACTTAACATCATTTTAACTACAAGTTTGCTTGGTCTTGTTGTGAATAAGAAAACCAAAGAACCTTTGAAACTTAGTAATAAGGTTATGATGGCAGGTTTCAATAATTTACTGAATCGTGTAAGTAAAGATTTGGATAATTCAATTTAATCACTTATCTTTGGTGTTATGAAATCACTATTAAATCAATTATCATTTGCTTTATTTGGTTCAAGTGAAATGCGTAACATTTCATTGGGTCTTATTCAAAAGGTATTAGCGGAACGTAATATGGATGGTTTCCAATATCGGGAAAATGAGTATTTCAATGATAAAGATTATTTCATATTCTATGATATTGGTCTTAACAGATGTTTCATATCAAAGGTACATAAAGATAAAGACAAGCCAAGTTGGTTCACCAATGAATCATTGAACTACAAATGTACGTCAATACCTTGTTATCGATTGACACCTGAGAAAAACTTTTTTCATTAAATTATTTGTGTAATCAAAATCTTTTACTTACCTTTACAATCGTTAAACAATTACTAACTAAAAACAATTAAACAAATGGAAACATTGGCAACAAAACGAGGTGATTTGATGAGTGTATCACCAAACAACATTGTGGTTGAGGATGGCTTTAATGTTCGTCAGGACTACGGTGATTTGGAAGGGTTGATGAACTCAATCATCGCAAATGGTCAAATTGAACCAGTATTGGGTTACAAAGTTCAAGGTTCAGAACAATATGTTCTTACTGATGGACACCGTAGGTTCAAAGCTATTCAAATGGCTATTGAAAAAGGACACGAGATTCCATACGTGAAACTCATTAAGACATCGGCAAATGCGGAAGACCGATTGTTCCAAATGGTTATCACGGGCGTTGATAAGAAACCATTGACACCTTTGGAAGAAGCCGAAACTTACAAGCGATTGGTTGCACTTGGTTATGAACCAAAGGAAATTGCTGCTCGTGTTGGGAAATCGTTACCACACGTTTACAACGGTTTGAAACTTGCCGAAGCACCAAAGAAAATCAAAAATGCTATTCAGAATGGTAGCATTTCAGCAACAACTGTAACGCAGATTATCCGTGAAGTGGGTGAAGGTGAGGACGTTGTTGAAATCATTGAAACTGCAATTACCAATGCGCAAGTATTGCCAAATGGTAAGGTTAAGAAAGTAACCAAAAAGCAAGTTCAGAAAGTGGCACAAAAGAAAGGTGCTGTAAAGGACAAAGTACTTTCGCCAATGCAAAAACTTTCAGCCGCCTTTGAGCAAATGAAAGGTGATGAACTTTACTATGAAATGCTTGGTGAAGTGATTGCGTTGTTGCAAAATAAAGAAACAAGTGTGAATGACATCATTGATGTATTCAGCACGGAAGTATAAGTTGTTGTTGTTTTGTTTGGGTTGGGGTGAAAAATATTTTCACCTCAGCCCTTGTTTGTTTAAAATATTTTAGTATCTTTACCAACGTAAACAAAAGACAACACAATGAACCAAAGAACATTAAAAGACGTTGAGGATAGAGCAAATGAATTGTTGAACCAAGAGTTCACCTTTAAACTGTTCGGGGTAAAGAAAACCGTTTGTGCAAGGACTTTGGGTTATACTTTTGAGTTTGATAATGCAAAGAATCGGTTTGGTGCTTGTAAATACGGAAAGCGTAAAATAACACTTTCAAGACCGATTTGTGAGATTAACTTGGATAAACTTGAAACCAAGATAACTGATACCATATTACACGAATTGGCTCATGCCTTTGCTGTTTATTTCTATGGTTCAGAAGGTAAGGGACACGGCACTTATTGGAAAAACATTGCTTGGGCAATAGGTTGTGATGGCAATCGTTGTTACGATGGTAATAAGATTAACCAACCAAAATCAAAATACACGTTGCTTTGTCCTAATGGTTGTGAATTTCCAGCCCATAGAGAAAGAAAAAGAACAAGTAGTTGCGGTAAATGTTCGGGTGGCTATTATAACCCAAAATTCAAATTAACGCTAATTCAGAACTATTGAAAATATATGACATTATTATTTGGTGGTGTCATATATTTTAATTAACTTTGAATTGTGCCTAACGGTTGGCAATAAGGCACGTTTGGCTTACGCTAACTTGTCAAGTTACCACCGAACTTTACAGCCAAATGTGCTTTATTGCGTGTTATAAGCAGGGCATTTTAATTTAATTTTTAAACTCAAATAACAAAAAAAATGAAAACATTACAGCAAGTAAAAGAAATGTACAAATCACAAACTATTGATGGTAGAGATTTGTCAAGATTAATGCAATTCATACCAGAAGAAGAATTAAAAGATTTTGGATTAGAATTGAAATATGAATATGTTGGAACACATAAGCACATTGAATTTACAAAAGAAAACGTTTTAATTCAATTAGAAAAGGATGTTGCCTTTGGCTTTGAAAAAGCATTAAACCAAAGAGGTATTTCCGCAGGACTTATGGCGGAAGTTGTGCAAATGTGGAATTGGATTTTAGAAGAAGGCTTAGAAGATTTTGACGACTACCCTATGTATGGATTGCCAATTTTTAAAGCGACTGCCGTAAAATATGGATTTGAAAATCCAATTGGAGAAGATACTGGAAGCGAAGAAAGTTACAATGAGTAATTTCAAGTTTGGCACTGACGTTCAATCGGTGCGTCTTTGCCTTGCTTATAACTATGATATATACACACCTTTAGGTAAGTGATTGGTTTTAATATAGTTACAGAGCCATTTTCTTAAAAAAGTTAAAGATTTAAAAAGAAATCTTATAATTAGTTTGGTGGTTTGAAAATGTTTTCTTACCTTTACCAACGTAATCAAAACACGACACACAATGAACAAAGTATTATTCATTTGGGAACGAATTTTTAATGATGATTTAATTCTCGTTGCCAATAACGAAAGGGATTTGATTGAACACCTTGAACAAAATCACGCGGGTGAGGTTTATCAATTCAGACAAATTGATGATTCAATCGAAATCAGATATTGCAATACTGTTGAAGATGTTGTACCACTAAAATGGATTAAGCACGTCTGAAAAAAAACAAAAAAACATTTGGTGGTTTGAGAAATAATCACTACATTTGTATCAGTTCTTTGAAACATATCAGTTGGAGATGATAGTCTAAGTGAAGGATTAGTAGCTTGGTTAACCATAGCATAACTGGCACATAAATAGTGAGAAACATCAGTATGCTCACCGATGCACCAACTGATTAAAAAAATATTTGCATAAGTCAAAAGTATTTATTACCTTTGACTTGTTCTTTGAAAGTATTGAAATTCATCTGTTTCAGCAGACAGTCGGGTATAGAGCCTGACAGCCCGACACCAAAGGGCGTTGTCTGTTTGAAAGTGTATAATCTGTGATTGAAATAAACTCGATTCCAAGATTGACTTAGCGGTTGATTTGTAAAAGACCACGTTAGAATCGAATTATACATCCTCCTGTGGTGGGAGGCAGATGATAATTTCAAAAAAAGATTTGCATAAGTCAAAAGTATTTATTACCTTTGTCTTGTTCTTTGAAAGTATTAAAAGTATTCTGAACCAACGGGTCAAGAGAGATACGGGTCTTTAACGTGGAGTTAAAGGTCTCACAATCAGTTCAGAACGGTTGTGCGTGAATTGCCTTACCATAAACGCTCCGTACTATCCAAACTTGTGGGTACATAGGATTAGACGTAAAAAAAGAAACCCTCCACTTGAGATGCCCAAGTGTCAACTAAAAAAAAGTTGATGGGTTTAGGCAACCTATCTTAATCGGTCAAAATGGATTAGCTAACCATTGAGATTGAACTATATGAAGGGTAGGCATCACCTTTCACGAATTAAATGAGAATGGGTCGGCACGATGAAATGTGCCGACCTTTTACATTTTATCAAAAAACATTTGGTGGTTATATAAAATAGTTGTATATTTACACTATCAAAACAACTAACAAATGGCAAAGCAACTTAAAATAACCGAAGACCAAATTATCAAGATGAACCGAAAGGTATCAAGAGATGAATCTTTGGTTGATGGTAATGGGTGGACAGCAACCCATAAAGTACATAGGTCAAAAAAAACCTATTCCCGAAAAGAAAAACACAAAAATAAATTTGTGTAATCAAAATCTTTTTCTTACCTTTACCAACGTAATCAAACAAAACAACAGAACTATGGAAACAACAGCAGTAGTGAAAAAAACAAGGGTTTGTAGAGATTGTGGGACAATCGGCAAACCATCAAAAGGATTGGTCAATTTTCATAACGTAAGAAAATCATTCCTACGTGGTGAGGTTGAGTTTGAAACCAAAATGGTTAATTGTATCAAATGCCCAAACTGCGGACATTCTTGGACAGCATAACGATGCTTTTTTCTTGCCAATGAAAAGCCCCTTAACCTTATTAGGTTGGGGGTTTTTCTTTTATTTTAATTTGCATAATTAAAAATCTTTTATTATCTTTGATGCCATCAAACACAACAACAACAATGACATATCAAGGTACATTTCTATCAGAAACAATCACCATTAACCGAACCTTTGGCGAACCCATTGAAAAAACACCAAATTCACACGAAGCCACTTGGAAATTCGATAGGTTCAAAATATCAACAACCGATGGTAGGCACTTTGTTGTATATGCTATGGATATGTGGGTATATAATAAAGTAGTAAATAAAGTGCAAATCAACTCATTTTAATTTGCATAATCAAAATCTTTTTCTCACCTTTGATACCATCAAACACAACGAACAATGACAAGCATAGACGAGCGTAAGCGAATAGTAGCCGAATTTATGGGTTATCAAGTAATGGAAGAAAGTAAATTCCTTGCCTATGATTATCCTTCAGATACAGATTTGAGTTTGGTGATGGTGGATAGAGCCATGACCTACGACACCTCATGGGATTCACTAATGCCAGTGGTTCGTAAGATAGAGGATTTAAGACTGGATGCTCCGCCAAGTGCCATCGAATTTGATGAACTTAAAGCCGAAATAGATTCAGCAATGAGCCAAGTAGACATTAAGTTATGTTTGGTTAGAGTTGTTGATTTTATCAAATGGCACAATAATTATTTGCATAATCAAAATCTTTTTCTTACCTTTGATACCATCAAACACAACGAACAATGAAATACACAGAATATCAATTCCTAATCTTTAGCCAACTATTCTATCTCATAATGAATGAATGTGTTGAAGATGCACCTTACGACATCACCTATCCAATCTTGGTTGATGAACTAATCAAGTTCTTGGATTCCGATTTCAATGATGAAAACCAATCTGAATACGATTGTATGGAAGATTATATCAATGCAAATTCTGACACCATCAGTATCACAATAGCTGACCATTACAATATTTAATAAAGACTTGCCAATGTAAAAGAAAACGTTACTTGGGATGATTGGAACGATGGTGTTAAATTTGGCAGAGAGGATATGCTTGAGGAAATAATTGATATGATTGATAAGAATTATTTAAATTGCCCATAACGGCTCTAATAAAATGCAGTAGCGCGCACGCTACACTTGGATAGAAGCATAAAGCACCCATGCGCTATTCATTTTATTTATTGTTGTGGTGCGTTAATTTGTTTGAAAATGGAAGCTAAAGAAAAAGCAAGAGAAATCTACGATAAAATGTGTTACCAAATTAGGGTAGATTGTGGCAGTAAACATGAAGAGGCTATTGATTGCGGACAAGTATTATGTGATGAGCAAATAGCTGAATGTAGGGCGGGATTCTCATACACAGATTATAGGCGTAGATTTTGGGAGGCGGTAAAAGACGAGCTTGAGGAATTGCGATAATGCACCACAACGTTTTGCGGCTTGGTGTCTGTTATTTTGGCTTACAGACACTTGCCTTTAAAGATAAATTTTATAGCCAAAATAATAGCACCAAACCGCTGTTAGTGGCTGGTGCGGTAAATTAAACGAAAATGTCAAAATTAAACGAAAAAGAATTTTTAGAAATGTATGGTGAGGTAAAAGTTGTTTTTACCTCTTATTACAAATACTCATTCTCATTTATAGGAGAGTTTAACGGCAAATCAATTTATGTAAGTGTTGGTGGAAACGCTGATGATATTTACAGATTTTACGTAACAGCAGGAAAAGAATATGCCGTTAACGAATTGGGAATTAATTATGCCGAAGTTAAAGAAGGTGAAACAACTATTGCCGAGTTTACAGACGGATGGTAGCACTTGCCACTAACTAGAATATATACACACCTTTTGGTAACTAATTGGTTTTAATATGGTTACAGAGCCATTTTCTTAAAAAAGTTAAAGATTTAAAAAGAAATCTTATAATTGGTTTGGTAGTTTGAAAATGTTTTTTTACCTTTACCAACGAATCAAAACACAACACACAATGAAAAACTTTGAAGATTGGAAAGTGAGCAGAAGTAACGCAGATGCTGACGCAAATAAAATGCTTATCATATATATGGTTATAGCGTTTGCCGTTGCCGCTTTTTGCGCATAAAATAATTTGGTGGTTACGAATTAATTACTTACCTTTATACCATAATCTTTAAACAACAAAAACAAATGAAAAAAAGTACTTTTATCCTAATCGGAATGTTGCTAACAGTATTGGCAATTGCAGTTACAAGTTGTAGTAAAGTCGATAGAATACAAAAAGCTAAAGACAATACATTTACCGTGATTGAATCGTCAAAAACTGCACCAACAATCATTCAACAAGTTGGCATTGATGGTAAACTTGTAATATATGACCTAAAATATGAAGGTAGAACATATATAATTGCAGAATCACCAAGAGGTCTTACAATTACCGAACACGAACCAAAGGTCAAACAAATGGTGAATATGGATAGCGTTGTAACCAACAGTAAATGGATTCCCGAATATACGATGCTCGGATATACACAAGCGCAACCAACAAAGCAAAGTCTTGAAAGTTATTATAATCCCGAAAAAAGACCAATGCCCATTGGCTCATAAAAATATATTGTGTTGTTTTAGTTTGGGAAAATCCCTTGACCTTATTAGGTTGGGGATTTTTCTTTTATTTTAATTTGCATAATTAAAAATCTTTTATTACCTTTATACCATAATCTTAAAACAAGAAACAATGGAAGGTCAAGCATTTACACCCGAAGAAGCATTGGAATATCAATGCCTTAAATCACTCCTATTCAAAGGAAATATGTTCGTGATATTCACACCCGAAGAAGAAAATTCAAAGGAATACAAACGATATGACGAACTGAATAAGAAAAAACTTAATTGGTTCAGAAAAAACTTTGCGTGATGTGTCTATCAAAATTATTCAAACATCAATGTAGGTTCACTAAACCTATCGTATCCAAATATCTTAGCTTCAATCATCGAAACATCATTTATGAATGTAAATGTGGTAAACGAAAAAACTTTATCGTAGGTGGGGCAAATTACAATTTTCCAATCGCAACCGCAAATCTAATTACCAACAAAGAGTTTAATGACATATTAAATGGTGATGAGGTTGATTATTATCAAAGATTTCAAAAACCATTTGCATAATTAAAATCTTTTTCATACCTTTACATTCGTAATCAAAATTCAGATATATGAAAAGTTTAAAACCTTATGGACACACAATCAAATGGATATTGATTTTAGTTCCATTACTATTATCACCATTTGTGTTCAATCACGTTAACCCTTGGATTGGTATCGTTTGGGTTATCCTATCCATTGTATTCTTAACCCAACAAATAATCAAATCATTAACCAATAAAAACAATTAAAAAACAATGAAACAAATTTTTAACATTCTAATCGCAATCGTTGCCGTTGTATCAATCTCATCGTGTAGCCGTGTTGCACCAAACCATCAAGGTGTCCTTATGCAGAATTTTGGACAGAACGGTAAAAGTGATTATTCACTCGTAAAAGGTAGAATTTGGACAGTAGCACCAGGTATGGAACTATTCCAAGTACCACTTTATGACCAACGTGGTGGCTTTAGTCAACCATTGGTTCTGAAAGCCTCCAACAATACACAATTCACCGCAAGACCAACATATAGCTATAAAGCTATTGAAGAAAGATGTATTGACATCGCTTTTGCAGGTAGCCGATTAGATGGTAATAGTGATGGTATGTTGGACGCTATTGAAGATAACATTCTTGAACCGCGTATTGATGACCTTATTAAAGAATTTTCAAGAGCATATCATACAGATAGTCTTATGGCAACAGGTGGACAATAAGCATTTGAAAAAGCATTGGAAATTGAAGTAGCCAAAGAATTTGAAGAAGTAGGTTTTCAACTGCGAACCTTTCAAGCACAACTTGAATTTACCGCCAAAGTAAGTGATAAAATCGACACCCGAAACGAAGTAGATGCAAATATCAGCGTACTCGAATCAAAAATCTTGGAACAGAAAAAAGCCAACGAACTTGAACGATTGAAAACTGAACAAGCACTTATCAGGTCTAAAGGTCTTACACCCGAAATTCTACAAGCTATGGCTATCGAAAAATGGGATGGTAAAATCAATGGTACTTACGCAAGCGGACAAATACCTTTCGTCCTAACAAAGTAAGATAAACCATATATCTGAATTAAAATGGAACTATCATTTGGTAGTTCCATTTTTTTTATTTAACTTTACCCACGTAATCAAATTAAATATAGATACCGTGAAAAAGAAAGCAAAGGTAATCATTCTACAAACCGATAATAAATCAGGTACTATTTGGAAAACAACAAATGGTCAACTTATTCACACTCATGTAAGTGGTGAATACAAAGAGAAGTATCAACCATTCAATTTATACATCGTCACAGATGATGAGATAAAAGAGGGTGATTATTGTATTGAGGATATTGGAGGAGCAGTATTTGGACCTTATTCAAAAGGAGATGTAGTGGAAAATCCTAAAAAGATTATCGCTACAACTGACCCTGATTTGTATTATACTCAACAGAATGGGCATCTTGGACAGGCTATCATTCAAATACCTCAAATTCCACAATCATTCATCGAAAAATATTGTAGGAAAGGGAGTATTGATGAAGTAGAAGTGGAGTATGAGAGAAGAGCTTTAAATGGAGAATGGAAAGATGTTCTTTTGCCTTCTGAATGGGGAAATATAGGAGAAAATCCTACTCGACCTAAAGTCAACTCACACAACGAAATCACTATTCATCCTATTAAGGACAGTTGGACGAGAGCGGAGGTTTACAAAATAGCAAAAGTCTCATATAGAATGGGCGCACAGAATCATGAAGATGCTACAATTGAAAGATTTGACGAATGGTTCAACGCTATTTGGTAGTTCCATTTTTTTTCTTACCTTTATACCATCAAACACAACGAAATGGAAAAGACAAATTTCACGTTACCAAAAGAAGCAATATACACCGTACCAGCATCTCATGCGAATGAAATAACCAAAGACTATTATAATTTCTTGGTCGGTGAAATCAATAGAGGCACAATCAAAAGAGCGGTTTGTCGAATTGAGTCATTATTATTCGGCACTGTTTCATATCATTTAATTAGCATTTAATTTGCATAATTAAAATCTTTTTCTTACCTTTATACCATCAAACAAAAACACAATGAAAATCATTTAAATAAGGTAATAAAAATGAAAGAAAACAAAGAAAAAATAACTTGTACTAAGTGTGGAAGCAAAGGACATAAAGCGCACCGATGTCCAAAAGTTAATGCTGAGTTGCTTATGCAGATGATTAAATTTAAACCTTTTTGGTGAATTGAATCCCAATCAACAAACTAATTGCACCTAACATTTTAATATGTACACAATTGTGTACACAATACACCCCAATTTGCACATATCAAAATCTTTTTGTATTTTTGCATAAACCTCTAAAACAATAATAAATGCAAAATTTCTTAGAAACTCTATTCGGTGGCGTAATACTACTACTAATGCTATTCGGGATAGCTATCGTAATGGCTGTACCAACATACCTAATTTGGAATTGGATTATGCCCGATATATTCACATCACTTCACGAAATTACTCTCGGTCAAGCACTCGGTCTGAATATGCTATCAGCCATACTATTCAAATCATCTTCAAACTCCAAAGACTAACAATATGAAAGGTAGTCTGATTTTTTCTTGGGGTAAATATGGCGGATTCTACTATAAAAAAGGTAAATCAAGCACACGAATATGTTTAGGATATATCGCTATAACATATATGCCCGAAGATATTGATGATGTATTTAAACGATTGCTGCAAAAGTAGTAAAAACTTTCATAAAAAAAAACTTGCACAGTAATTTTTTTCGCATTACATTTGTTGCCGTAATCTTAAAACAACAACACAATGAACAACTTACTTGACCTAATCGTTTCTTTCAGCAAAACAAACGGATGCACCTTTGTTCGTATCAAAGATTATACGAACGCACAAGGCGAAGTACAAGATGTTACAATCAACGTAGGCGTATCTTACGAAAACGCCAAAGCTAAGGACATCGAAACGCTCAAAACACTTGACGTTTCAGCATTGAACCACAACTACGAAGGCATTGACAACATTTTGTTGGAAGAAGCAAGAGAAGAACTACTTGCCGCAGCTATCAAGCCAAACAAAGCTATGAGCAACGGTCAAAAAGACGCTTATACGCACCTTGTTAAAGGTATCAAAGTTCACAACGAAACAAAAGAACTTTACGTGTACGGAACAAAGGTAAACGGCACAAAGGTTGTTAAGACCGAAGGCGAATATAAAGAAGATACTCGCAGACCTTTGACAATCGCTAAAGACATCATTCGCAAGGAACTACGAACCCCGAAATACCGTCAGTACAAAGTTAGCGAACTGAAAGCCGTAAACGCGAACGGGGCAACATTGGAACTCAACTAAACCCCAATAACAAAAAAAAATGAAACCTGCAAGAAATTGCAGGTTTTTTTTTACCATAAAACGTATGCACGTTATTAAAGCCCTCTAAAGCACTCAATTTATTCAGATAGGTATTGATATGGTTAAAATAAGTTAGTGCATTAGACACAATGTTATAGGTACCAGGGCTGGTATATCCCCTCCCTCCGTACCCCTCCCTCCCGTAAACCCTCTTACATACCCCCCTATACGTTGTTATATAGTGGGGGGCGATTACGTAAATAAAATTTTTGGGAGATTTTTGCAATATTTCAAAGGTCGCCTTTCCCTAAAATCGAAATGAATATCTTTTATGGGGGTGGCCTTAAAAATTTTTGGGAAAAAAATTAAGGTGTGTATATATTGGTAAAATTTACTGATGGGTAAATTGGGTGGGTAAATAGATTACGTATATTGGTTTACGTTTTGTGTTTATTTTCGGTAAAATTGTAATGGATATAAAAAATGGGGGTGGGTTAAAAAAATTCCTGGAAAAAAATTTTGGTATTTTTTAGGTGTTTAAAAGGCTCTTTGGTCTGAATTGATTAACGATTCATATATTGGTAATATTTTCATTTGTTATTTACTGAAGATGTTGTAGGTTTTACTAGCGGAGGTGATATTACCATCAATATCTGTGGTCTTGGTAGTTTCAATTGCATACCCGACCAATTTATCACCCATTTCTTTGAACATATCGATTAACAGGTAAACGTTACCACTGGTATTGTCTTTATTTTTCATATTGTTAAGTACTTCACCCATTTCACGTCTTAGATTTTCGAAGGTATTCTTAATATCATTTGCGTTCCATTCTTTGCCGTCAACCACCCCATCTTTAGCGTCAATCAGCATTGCTAATGATTGTGCGTCCACGTTGGTTTCATTTGCATACCCTAGCACTATGTTTAAGTATTCTGGGTCTATGTTTATTGGTTCACCACCTGCGGCCATACTAGCTGTTGATACCATAACTAATGCTACCATAACTGTAAGTATTACCAGTGCTTTAATTAGGTTTGGGTATTTATCGTATAGGTTTTTAATTTTACCGATTATCCAATTTAACATTTTGCCTATTTTATTTCCGTATTTTTTTAGGTCATTAAAATAGCTTTTAAGTTTGTTAACTGTTGTACCCACGAAATTAATTAATTTATCTTCCATACCTTCGTTAAGTTGTTTTAGATTATTGAAGAATTCGGATTCTGATATTATTCCGTTCATATAAGCGTCTATTTTATATTCATCATTTGATGCTATAATGTTTTCGTATATCGGTAAAAGTTTCATTAATAACTATAATAGTTTTTTGGATATATTCTTATATTCAATAAGTTTTTTTCTTAATTGGGTTTTAATCGAGTTTGTTTCATTGGTTATTTTGGTATTGAGTTTATTGAACACATATCTATGGAAGTCATCGTAGGACATATTAGGTGCGATTGTCATTATTGGTGAGGTTCTGATTTCCAGATTCATATTAAGTGGTTTACCCAATATTTTAGCGGCCATATATCTATGGTGACCATCTTCTAAGTAGAATCCTTTCTTATGTTCCTTATCTTCTCGGAATGTGACATCTATGGGTTCTGACAAGTTTATTTTTTCGGCCCATTTCTTTGGTGTGAGTCCGCTCTGTCGTATTTCCCATTTAACATTTTCCAAGTCATCTTTCCATTTAATCTTTAGTTTGTCTGGGGTTATTGTTGTTAAATCATCTTCTGAGAATCCGTGGGCCAATCGGTCCAATAGGTCGATGGGTATGCCACCGCTTCTCAATAGTTGTTCATCAGACTCGAACTTTGAAATGAATTTTTTAAGTTCTGGTATGAATTTCTCATCACTGATATTTAAACCTTTATATTTTATCATATGATATCAATAATATTGGATGTTCATCTATAATATTAGCTTTTTGGATATTTTTGAGTTTATCTATTTTTCTAATTTTTGTTTATCAATTAGGGTTGATGAATTGTGCAAATTCTCCACTTTCTAGTCCGTCTGGTGCTGCGTTTTTATTTACATATGAGAATTTTAGATTTTTATCACCGACTTTCATTGAGCATTGGATGTAGGTTATTTTTTCTAGGTTCAAGTTTTTAAATTCATATGCGTTTTCTATCGCGAAGATTTCTTGGGCTGCTTCTTGGTTTTCCATGTCAAGCAATCTTTTGGGCATTTTGGTTTCGGTTGAGGTTGGTGCTAGGCTGAATATGTAGTTAACTTCATCTGGTGTGAGTTCAGCGATATCATCTTGATAATTGAGGAAGTATTTTGTTTTGCCTTTTTTAACACCTTCTCTTTTATTATAGATTGCTAATCGTTTGGTGCCAGTGGTCTGGTGTTGTTGGAATGGTGTACCTTCTATGTTTTCCCATCCTTGGCCTCTTGGGTCATTCGGGTCTATTTTGCCACCGTCTGACCATTCAATTCCGTATTTATCATAGACTTTTTTGACGTCTGCGTCTTTATCGGCTTTATTTTTTATATTACCCCATTGGATTGTGAAGCTTTTGGTTGAATAAATCTTAGATGGTATTGATTCACCTTTAATGGTTTTTTGTGCGAATGGATTTTTGAATGTTTTTCCGCTATCTTTTGCTGTTTTCCATTCTTCTGAGTTTACCATGTCAGTGAAGGCTCTGTTTCCTAATTTTCTGGCGATGTCTTCAAGGGTTGACATATCTTCATTTTTTATAGTAACGTTTGTTTTGACGTTATTTGTGTAACCGACAGTCATGAACCAACTATCATTTGGTTGGTATTTTGAGAACATTTTAAGCAATGTTTCAGGGTTATCTGTGGTTTCCCCTAGGAATTCTGCCATTGAGATTCTTTCTTCGGACAATAGGTTTTCTTCTTCATTGATGAAGAAACCTTTAGTTTGCAGGTAACGTTGTTCAGCTAATATATTAGCTTTTTGGATATTTTTGAGTTTATCTATTTTTCTCATAATAATAATTGTTTAATTATAAATATTGATTATTTTCTAAATGTTTGGTATATTTGTATTATGGCAAATTACAATTTTAAGGCTGACCTATCGATTGGTGAAGAGGGTGAATTGACTGTTTTGGTTGATTTGGAATCAATGGGTGCTAAATTCATTGATAATAACAAAGATAATCAATATGATTTATTGGTTGAGCGGGGTGGTAAGTCACTGACCTATGAGATTAAAACTGATGTTTATTGTTTTCCTCAGTTTGACACTGGGAATATGTTCATAGAGTTTGAATCTAGGGAAAAGCCATCTGGTATTAGTGTGACCATTGCGGATTGGTTTGTAATGTATTATAAATATCTTAAGCAGATTTGGTATATTAGGACTGATGATTTAAAAGCTTTGATAGCTAACAACACATTTTACATGACTGAGTTCAGTGGTGACCAGAATAGTAATACTAAGGGTTATTTAATACCGAGAGAAGATTATAAAAAACACTTTATTGTAAGGGGAGTGAGATGAAATTAACAATTGAATTGGTACCGTCAACAGCATGGTACAGTAATGTGCGAAGTAATGTTTCGAAAGAGGTTTGGGATATTATTCGAAAAAAGTCATATGCTAAGGCGAATTACAAATGTGAGGTTTGTGGTGATGTTGGGACTAATCAAGGTGTTGGTCATAAGGTTGAATGTCATGAGATATGGCATTATGATGATGATTCTCATACACAAACGTTGACTGGTTTAATTTCTTTATGTCCTATTTTATGAATTTGTTGGAACATATTCAGGATTTTTTGATTTGGTGTTTACTTATAGCTGTCTAATAGATTCTTAATTATTTGGTCAAATTTGGCTAAAGATTCTGTATCTAATCCAGATATTGCGTTTTGACTTCTTAGGTCGTTTAGTACTGTTTTGGTTACTTTGATACTTGGTTGTTCGTATCTATCAGATTCCTTTGTTTTATAGACGATAGGTTTTTTAGTGGTTTCTTTATTACCAGTTAATTGGTCATATAGTTCATCGATACCTATACTTACTTCGCCAGATTTCATACCTTTTAGTTTCATTATAATTTTTTGGTCTGAGGTTAGTGTTATGTTGATATTTCTATCCTCTCTGGTGATGTTACTTTCACGTATTACGTCTTTATCCAATGATGTTGCCATTAGTTAAGTTTTTTAGTTAAGTAATTTTTGATTCCATAGCCTAATGGTATTGGCCAAAGTATAATATTTGTAATTGTGCTAAGATGGTCTTTAAATGGGTTGTAATCACCACCATTTTGCAAAAACATTACATTTAAAATTATTACTAGTATTCCAATAATAAACCAAATTAAAAATGCGGTAATATAATATATTGTAACCATAATGTTTATTTTTTTTTTGTTAATCCCAAAATCTTCTTATGTTATGTGCAATTAGTTTCCATAACAATTCTTCGGCTCTTTCTTGTTTTGCTTGTGATTCTTTAAGTAGTTTGCTATGCATTTTATCTATCTCATCAGCATTGGGTCTGCTTTTGTATCCCCATTCTAATGTATTCATATCTTTAAATTCTGATGGTACGAAATTGAAGTCCAAAACATCATCACCGTACAGTTCTTTTAGTTTATCTTGATATTCCAAAGCATATGTATCGTCATAAACCTTTTCCATTAGTGATACAATGATTCTAATTCGTTTAGCGTCATCTTTTGCTGATACGCCCCACGCATTGTCGGATTCCATATATTCAGCTTGGTCCAATAGTGCTCGTTTGAACATATCGATTGAGTATGAATAGTCAAAATCGTATTTGTTCCATATTAATGGTAACCAACGTTTGAGGTTACGGAATTGATTTCTCTTACGTCTGAAAAAGTATGTTATGTTATCTAGAAGTTTCATTTTCTGTATACCATAAACGAATTTTCGTTTTATTTAATTTAATTGTTTTCCATATTGGGAAGGGTAGTGTTTTTTCATCGACATAGTTTAATGTTTCAAATTTGAAATAACTAATGTCGTTACCGTTTAAATATAACTCCATGTCATTTATGGTGTCAAAATCTTTACTTTTTAATTTACTAATATTCATCATGATTTTTCATTTTAATCAATTAATTTCTTTATTTCAGTCACAAAATCCACACCTTCATCATCCACAACTTCAACGGCATTTAAATGGTTCAGTTCGTCTTCAAGGTTATCCAATACCATGGTTATTTTTTCACAACCGTATTCAATCCAATACATTTCGTTAATCCAAGTATTCCAATTGGAATCGATTAGTTGAATGAATGATTCTGGGTTACCTCTATCTCGATATCTTTGTATGAATTCTTCTTTTCTGGTTTGGCAAGGAAAAACTAAGTAGAAAAAAATACAATTATCTAATAGTGCGTCCCTAACTTCTTTATGTGAAGATACGAAAATATATTCATATTTACCAATATTAGATTTAATGTGTTCAATATAATTCTGAGGAAATTCTGGATTTCTCTCATTAGTATTATTACCATTTTCGTCTTTTACCCAACTAAAATTACTTGAGTCGCTATCCAATGATTTTTCTGGGTATTTTTTATGAAAAAATGATTTGCCAGTTCCAGGAAATGCTGATACTATTTTTGTTCTCATATTATTTATTTTTAAGAAGTTTAGCTAATTCATCTAATTTAATTTTTAATTCGGGGTGATAATCTTCGGCTTTAGTATAAAATGGTTTTAATGTTACCCATATGGTTCTCAAACGGCCACGATTAGTGTTTCAATTTTATTTTCCATTAACAAATCTTTTGCTAATTATTTTACGTAATTTGGTTTCTATTTCATTTTCAGTTTCATCATCTAAATTATACCACCAATCATCAAAACCATTTAATGTGCAAAGGTAGTCAATAATTTCAGCTACAGACTTAAAAACCTCTCTATTAATTGTTTTTATTTTTTTCGGTTGCATCAAAGTTCTTTTTTGTACTTCTTAATAACGTCTAACCAAATCTCAGTAATTGTAATCTGGTCTTCGACTGGCATTATTTGATTAAATTCCAAGCCATTTTGAGTCATTCTATTATAGACCTCATTCTGAACATCAGTTTTATGTCTCCAAAATTCAATATCATTTAATGTTAAACCATACTTCTTAGTTAAACTTCCCATCATTTCTTCTTCCATAATATATATAATCTAAAATCGATTTGTTGGTTCCTAATATAATATGTGGCGCATAGGTTGGGTACCATTTTTCTTTACATTTTTTACCTATCACGTTTTTTTCCACCATATTTTTCAATATTTTTTAAAACTTCTTTTTTCTTTTCCAGTTTTTCTTGAGGTGTTAAATGTCTGGGACCCAATTCTTCATATAAAATACCAGTATCTGGGTCATAGTATATGAAGGTTCTTATTGTTTGTTTTGGGAATTCAGGAATCAATCCAATTTTCAATAAATCACTCATCATTATCTAAGTTAATTGTATTCAAAACTTCTTTAATGCGTTTTAAATCTTTAAAGTTATTTTTTAATCTATTATTTTCCTTAATGAGATTTAGATGTGATTCATTTAGCGCATTAATTGCACATGTTAAGCATTGTCTGGCATACTTATCACCAAGAAATTCTTTATCGCAATTAGCGCATGTTGTTAAATACATACCTGGTGCATAACCCAGTATTGGATAATTTAAACCTTTTATATGCTGAACCTCAATTGATTTATCTACAGGGATTCCGTTATAGTTAAATTCGTCACTCATTTTAATTCTTTTAAATCTAAATTACTTAAATACGAAAACTCATTAATTTTAAATCGTTCGATTCTATTAGGTGATGATGACAAGTATTTCACCACAACCTCATCTCTGTCAATATCTTCAACCCGAACCTCAACAGGTACCAAAGAACCCAAATCCATTTTAACGGTCTTACCTATTAATGCATGTTTTTCACTCTCTTTTTTAATAATATTATTCCATTCATCATTAAGAACCACTTCCATTCGTTCATCGTTAAAGTTTGTGAATGCAACTGCTAATGCTGAACCCATATCAAACTCAGTTTCTGAAAAGGTGAATAAAAGTTCGCCAGTATCGTCATAAACATTAACATAATCGATACTGTTCAGATATTCAATATAAAGATAGTTTTCTTCTCTTGAGCCGTAAGGTCCTTCAGATAGATATTTTATTTTTCTATATGTTCTACTCATTATTTTTTAAATAAAAGTTTAAATGGATTACCGAAATGGCTTTCAAAGAATGACATTTTCAATGCCTGTTTGAATTCCTTACGTTTATTTTTAGGAACCATTTTGATACATTGCTTATGTGTATATCCTTCGTTTCGCCATTTGCTATACATTTTCTTATGTCTATCAGCACGAGTTAATCCCATTACTTCACAATTTTACCTTCACATTAAATCATCGTTATGTATTAAATCAACATTAGGTTTATTTTTGTCAAACCAATCTGAACAACCAATACAAATATACTCAGGTTTGGTGTTCCATAACCTACTTCTTTTACTTGGTTTAATCATATGACAATTATGTGTCTTATTATTTTTTTTTGCATATCCGATGAATCTATCGTTATTTTCGCTATGATTAGCCCATGGACATTCTTTACACATTTCTCTGTTCATCTTTATCATTACCGATTATATGTTCCGCTATTCCATGTGAGAATATTGCTATGACAAAAATAATCACAGCAATTGTACCAGCACCTATTAATATATTAATCATCATTAATATTATTCTTTAGGCGATTTTCAATGAATTTACGATACTCATCAATGGTTAGATATTGTTCATCACCATTATCAGCGCACAGAATTACCCCGATAATTTTTCCAGAATTATCTGTGATATTTTTTTTGACAGTATATCCCATAACCGAATATTAATTTAGTTTATGGTACAAATATACTGATAATAAAATAAAAAAACAAAGATTTTAAAGAAATTTTCTTAATTTAAGACGGATTCGATTTTTTGATTCAAATAATTTATAGTTTGTGAAATATGTTGGTATATCAGCAATTTTAATGAATCCTTCGTATTCTTTATTTCGCTTTTTATCGTACATGGATACATAAACACTACCATCCATCTTGAATCTTTGTCGGTCAAAAATAATTTCAACCAAATCATTTTCAATCTTTGTTGCCATTTCTGGTTGTTTAAGACCCTTCAATGTGTTGCGCAATGACATTATTATTTCTTCCTTGCTCTGTTTGTTGGTATCGTCTTCATTATAATCCATCTCATCATCCTCAATCAAATCATCAGCTTGGTCTTTAATGAAATTAACTATACTTTGGTTATCTGGTGCCATATCATTGTCATCAACCATTTCCCATATTTCATCTGAGTACTTTGGTACGTCATCATATATCTCCAAGAAGTCTTCTAAGACATAATCTAAATCGGTCGTGAAATCACCATCTTCGTCTGCACTGAATATACTAGCACCACCATTGATTATAAATGCGTTAACATTCATTGATATATCTAAAGTGTCTCTACGATAGTTTGCATACTCAAGTGTAATTCTATTATTTACCTTATTACATATCTCACCCCACTTTTCATTTTTAGCTTCATAGCTGGCCTCGTTCATTTCCTCACTGATATGATTTAAAATGTCATCTTTAAGGCCCTTAGCTTCAAATGCTTCATCGAGTGCTTTCACTTCGGGTTTTATACCATAACTCTCAATTGTTTCCCTGAATTCTGAGTCACCCAAAGCGCTTTCCAAATAATTTTCATAGTCCTCTTCTAATCTATCTGAATCACCATCATAAATATCATAATAATAGTCATCCCATCTTGAATCATTGAAACGCATTAGGAAATTTGATGTTTCATCACTAATAGCTGATTTTGGAACATCGTTAATATTAATCATATCACCAGTAAAATCAATATCAATATCTTCTGGTACCAATTGATTTAATCTATCAATTGCTTCTGAATTATTATCCGAAGCTGACATGATTAATTTATTTATTTCTTTTTGTTCTTCAGTAAAAACGTTATGAACACCATAACGTTCCAAAAACTCAACTTTATCAACCCCATTTTCAACTAAAAACCCTTTAAGTAGTCCCTTATCCATTCTTTGAACGTATTGACTTATCTCACCATCATCCAAAGTCGATAATTCGGTATAGCTTAACTTGAACCTACGTCTACCCCAATTACTGGTTGCATCCATAAACTGTTTATATTTATCCATAATGGATTTTTTATAAACTTCCATTAATTCATCGTTATTTTGAATCATTTCAAACTCTCGTTCCGTTAATGATTTACCGTTTTCTAATTTAAGGCGTATTACACGTCTAAGTTGTTTATCGTTCAATAAATCTGTTTGATTTGCACCGCGACCAATAAAATAGCCAGCTTCAATCAAACTTTCTTTAACTGAATCACTTAATGATTCAACTTGGGAGTTTGAAATTGTGTGATTATTAGCAACATAATCACGTATAAAATCTTCTGGTGTTACGTTTGATTCATTGACGACCAAATCTCTGGTCATGTCCTCAATATACCGTTGAAGGTTATCATTATTATATTGGCGTTTTAATAGGCTGGCATAATTACGCTCTTCATTTGTTATTTCCCTATATGGGAAATATTTTTCTTTACCCTTAAGGTTTGGAATGGCTTCTTCAACGTTAGACCATTGCATTGCCAGTTGTGGTCCACCATGACGTTCACCACTATTACTTCTGTCAGCAATTGCATACCCTCTGGAACCATAATTCATTATAACCAACTTATGTTCGTCACCTTCAACGTTTTTTTGTAATACATGGTATGGTGTTGCACCATAGTTCAAACGATATGTATTATAATAATTCAATTCTGGTTTACCGATACACCAAGATTCACCAGAACCATATTTAACACATTTTGCTTTTGTTTTTGAATCTAATATCAGAATATCATCATCTTCATATACGATATCTGCTTCATCAGGTTCATATATACCAGCTTTTGTGGATATAGTTCCAGATTCCAACCATTTTTTATTATTTACCAAATCGACCAAACCACTCTCAATCTTTTTCATTGAGAACCGTTTAGCGTTATCACCCAAATTTCTAACATTAGCAATATAAGCATCCAAATAACGTTTGGCATTCTGCCTATTTTCGGCAAAGGCTTTGGTTTTAATCATTTTATCTAAGGTACCTTCATACCATTTCTTGAATACACTATCCAACTGCTCCTTACTTTTTAGTTGTTGGATATTACCAAAATAGTCTCTAAATAATCCAGCAATGGCCAATTTATTTAACGTGTCCTCACTTTTATCACCAATTCTGTTAGTTGTGGCATCAATTACTTGCCTACCATATAATTTGTCCTCTTCCAATGGCAACATCTTGCCGTCCAGATTTTCAAAAATATTACTTAATTTTAACATAATGAATTATATTATTTAAATAAACCATACGGTATGACCGTTGGTCTAACTTTACTATCTGATTTAATTTCTTCACCACCACTTCTTTGTCTTGATTTCCATTCTTTAAGGAATTCGATTAAACTAACAAGTAAATCCTTATCAACTTTACCATCAACTCGATTACCTTTATCGGCAAAGACCCAGTTCATTGCATTCTCAACATTTTTAATCCTATCACCATAATTCAAACTGTCAACTTCATTGTTCAAATTTAAAACCAAGCTATCATCAATTAGTTTTAAAGCATTATCAAAATCAACATTACTTAAGTCTTTAATCGGTCTATCCAAACGCAAATGTTTTCTTAAAAAACGTATACCGTCATTGGTTATATCACCGAATTCGTGTTGTGATGCCACTTTAGGCGTTGGCTCCTTTTCCTTACCACTTTTTTCGGCACCAAAAGACGGTGATGACATAAGTGAACCCAACATGGCACCACCAATCATACCCTTCTTCAAAGCTGAACCGAAATCCTCATCAATAATTTCACCTTCGGTTATTAACTTATTCCTTAGTTTGTATTTTATAGATTCACTCATTAAATAGTCATTTATAATAAATATGCCCTCATAATAACTAATGTTGATTAACTGTAATTTAAACATATTTATAGTTAAATAAATTGAAGTAATGATACGAAAATTATTAAAAGAAAATTTAACACGGAAATTATATGAAAACACTTTGAGCGAAAACGTTGAAACTTCGGCAAGGGGTTTGGTTAATATTTTCGAGACGTTTAATAAACTATCTGGAAATCTAAAAGAGGATATTGAATATATAACAAATTTTAACCAACTGCTTAAAGAGGATAGTGAGTTTGACCCCTTTTCACATTTACAACAAACTGGTAAGATAAATACCGAAGAAGATTGTGTGTTAACAATATCTGAACCCAATTCAAAATTAGGGCAAATAAATGCGCCATCACTGTCATTACCAGCTGGTTACACATGCCCATTTGCTGATATATGTAAAAGTTTTGCACATCCAACTGGTGGTAAATTCAAATCGAATCAAAAATCAATTAAGGATGTTGGAGATATCAGATGTTATGCTGCCAGTGCTGAAATGACCTATCCAAATGTAAGAAACCTCAGATGGCGAAACTTTGACCTTATAAAAGACACTTATAAATCAAACGGGGTTAATGGTATAACAAATCTTTTATTGAAATCAATAAACCATTATGAAACCAAAAAGGGTAAAATAACTGTATTTCGAATTCACGATTCGGGTGATTTCTTTGAACAATATTATCTGGATGCTTGGATTGAGACTGCAAAGCAACGACCCGATATTCTTTTCTATGCTTATACAAAGTCATTACCGTTTTGGAAAGAGAGGAAATCTGAAATACCTAAAAATCTTAGGTTAATAGCCTCAGAGGGTGGTAAAGCTGATGAGTTAATTGATAAGGAAGGTTTCAGAAAAGCTGTTATAGTTAAAGATACTGGTGAAGCTATACGAAAAAAGCTTAATGTTGATGTAAATGATTTCTTGGCCGCATTCGGAGATAAAGATTTCGCATTATTATTACATGGTGTACAATCAAAAGAAAGTGGAGCAACATCACACGCTAAACAAAATAGTAAAATAATAAAAGACGCAGCAAAATCAATGAGAGTCAATCCAAATGAAATTGTACGACTTTTGAAGTTATATACTAACTAAAATGTCAAATATTCGAATAAAGCTTAGAGAGCAATTAATCAATGAACAGGTCAAACAGCTTTTCAAGGAAGCAAACGATGACCTAACACAATGTGATTGTTGCAAATATTTCGATATGGACATGGAAAGGTTTGGTGGTTTTGAGCATCCGATTTACTATGCTCTTAACAAATCCGAAATCCATGAACTTAAACTAATATCACCAGAAAATTATCTTAAGACGGTTGCGGATAACTTTAAAATGCACTACCATGAAATGTTTAATTATATAAACCAAGAATTGGTGGATAAATACGCCAATGACATGAAGAAAGGTGATAAATTCCCATTACCTTACTACACGGTGAATAATAGGCAACAAGAAGGTAGACATAGAGCGTTAGCACTCAAAAAATTAGGTTGTGAATATATGCCAGTTGTTACTGTTACAGAACTAACAGATAAAGAAAAAGAAAATTTCGCAAACAAATATAAAGATATGTCGACAAATGAACTTAACCAAGCGTTTGTGGATTTAGGTTATAAGGGGGTGTCTGGACTCGATATAAGAGAACTTAAAAACTACGTTCGATACAAAGAATTTTAATTAGTGAATATATATTTATTAAAAAACAAAGATAATGAAAAGAGTTAAACTGACAGAATCTCAGCTTGAGATGTTAAAATCAATCGATGGTAATGACGCTAAGCGTTTGGCTGATAAGATAAATGATGCTATTATTAGTATTGATGAGTCTATGAGCTATAAGGATTTTGCTAATGCTGTTGCCATTGTATTGAAAGGACAATACGGTAAGCATAATTTTGAGGGGTTTTTAGCTCAACTTCAATCTAAGCTTTGATTAATCATATCTTTATCAATGCCTAAAATTCTGGACATTTGTTCAGTGATTTCTGATTTAATTAAAAATTTATTTTCTTTGGTGAGTTGTTGTGGTGATAAGTTATCCATCAAGATTGTTTTTGAAAAGCGTTTACCCTCTCTCAATTTCATTCTTTTTATCGAATAGGTTTCTCTGTAATATTGCCTAATTATGTCAACTAAGTTATCGTCCATATTGTTAAATATCTGAATTATTGATATATTTGTCATATGGATAATGTGATTGATTCCCATATTACAATTGTATTACTTGAACTATTGGTTCATTATTATGATAGTTATGGCAAAAAGGTTGGTAGTTTTGATAGTTATTGTGGTTATATTACAAATTATTTAAATGGTAATGTTAGCACTTTACCAAATGTACAAAGACATACTTTTGACTATTTGGTTGGTCAAGTTGAGCGGCAATATGGTTTACCAACTGATATCGCTATTGAATTGGTTATTGATTTGTTTATCAATTGTTATTGGAAAAATATTTATTCTTATCAACATGAGATGAATCGGTTTTTGTATAATTCAGATATTTACTGATATGAAGAGAAAATTAATAATAACAGAGGGTCAAATGCGGTCATTGGTAAAACATTTGAACGAATCGGATGTTTATACTGAAACCGTTAAACGAATCGTTGATGACCTTAATCTGAATTATGAGCCAGCTGTTGTTACAGAAAGACGTGGTGGTGAATATCATGAATTACCAGCATTTAAGATAAAAGCTGATAATACCTTAACTAATGGTGAATATCTTTTACATTATTTGAAAAGAAAGCATGAGGGTGTTGGTAAGAAATTTTTAGCTCAATTGATTAGGGATTGGGTTGATGGTAAGATTGAAAACTATCGTTTATCTAGTAATGTTGGTATGCGAGAGTAGATAAATGCTATGAAGGCGAAGATACGGGAGATATTGAAGGATACGTATGGTGATTTTTCTACTGTACTGGAAGTTCAATATGAGAACGTAATGTTACAAAAATTATCTAGTAAGAATAGGAACCGAGTAAGGGAGTGGTTAACTTACAATCAAGTAATTTTGGAATTACGTGATAATTTAAAAAATTCGTTAAAAACCAAAGAATTACAGTATCGGTTAACGGATGGTGAAAACCCAAATATTGCTTGTTTGGACGTTATGGGAGAATTAAAAAATGAATCACCAGAATTAACTAGATTATACGAAAAAATTATGAATTTTTAGTGTCGTTACGTGTTGTATTTTGATATTTATAATCAAATAACAATGTTAGAAAACACCATTAAAAATGAGCATAAAAGACTTCATAACTGGTAATGGTTTCTCAAGTAAGAATCGGTTAGATTCTGATTATAAAAACTTTATTTTGAATACCATAAATAATTGTGATGATACCCATGTTGAACGCTGGGAAATCTATAATGATATCGTTGACGAACTTGTAAAATTAGGTTACAATTCAGAGTTTGAGGAGATAAAATATCGAATAACGGATGGTGAAAACCCGAATGAGATTTTTCTGAATATTTTCGCTCGTATTGAATTAAGCCCAATTTTGATATTTTACTCTAAGCAATTGGAAGATTATCTTGAAACTGATAAGTATTCAAAATTTTTCTAACTTCACTTGTCGTTAAGTTTGTAATTTAATATATTTGCCATATGGCTAAAAAAACATATGATATAACTAAGCGTCTTAAATATTTGGCTGAAAAGTTCGATATTTTTGACCAAGAGGTTGAGTATGATGACGAGTTGATATTATTTGCTGAAGATGGTTATGAATATACCAGCGATATTAAAGACCCATTGACTGAAACTGTAATAGCCGTATATTCTGATAAAGAAATCAAGGACGGTCGGTTTAAACGAAAGATATCAATATCCTTGTTTGTTTTCAGTAGTATGATTTCTGCTGACCCAACAGAAAACAAGATTTTTCTTCAGTGGATGTTAACCGTATACTATAATCTAATTAAATCTGATGATATTGAGGGTGCTATAAGATTTGCTTGTGAGGATTTACCAAAAGCAAAGGAGTATTTAGAGTTATTTGAGGCTAATAAGAGAAAATCTAAGTTCAAACAATTCTGTGAGAACAATTATAATTTAAAGAATATTTCTGATTATTCAGATATTAATTCATATAGTTCATTATCGTTATTATTTGATGCTGTTGACCCATTCATAGATAAGGATGTTTCTGGTATGAAATCCATGATAATGAGATTTGTAAACATTAATGAAGCTGAATTAGTGTTCAAAAATAGAAATTATATTGTGTATGTTCCAAAAACCAGAAATGCTTCAGTAATCTTTGAGCGTTTTACTTCATGGTGTACTTCTGTTGCTGGTAATGGTATGTTCACGTCATATACGAATAAATTAAGACCTAACGGTGATAAGTCAAAGCTATATGTCATAATTCCAGACGAATTCTTAAAGGGTAATTCTAATGAAATCTTTCAAATACACTTTGAAAGTGGTCAATTCATGAATAAAGGTAACAGTACTGTCTCTGGTATGGGTGTTCTGGCTAGTGATAAAGAATTATATGGTTTCTTTGAAAATGAACTAATTTCAATATTGGAAATGGTACCAAATTTAACCACGACAAATACCTATTTTAAATGGGTTAGCCGTTTCAATATGGGTTATTTCTTATTAAGATTAATCAATTCTGATATAATTTCATTACGTTTAGTTGATAAAAATCTAACAAAGGTCACATCAGAAATAAATAAGTTTAGAGATTTGAAACATATGGCATTGGTTAACTGTAACATCAACTCATTTGAAACAAACATATCCAATCTCAAAAATTTGGAAATAATCAGTTTAAATGAAAATCCGATAACTAAACTACCTGAAGGTTTAGAGAATCTCAAAAAATTAAGATTATTATGTTTAAATAAAACAAAAATTGTTACAATACCTGAAGAAATAAAATATTTGGATACGTCTTATGGTGGTTCACTATCATTTGTGTCAATAGATGATAATCAGGAATTATATAAGCAGTTATCTTATTATTTACCTAACAGCAAAATAATTATAAATAAACAAACAATTAAGCTTGAAAAAATTCAAATTAGTTAATAATAGTGGAGAGGTCGTTAATGTTGTTAACGCCTATGATTATGAAGACGCCATTGAATATTTTGCGAAGGTCAAAGACCTTAATATAATATATTTACTAAAAATTTTCAAGGTTATTGAAAATAAATAAGACTTTTATATTTTTTAGCATATTTATTATTGAAGAATAATATCTTAAGCTTAAAAAATATTAAAAATGCCAAAAGTAGTAAGAATCTCAGAAGAAAAATTGGTTGATATGATTGACAAAATCGTAGCCGAAGAAGTTGAAAACAGAAAAGTTGAATGGCTTAATGAGCAGAAAAAGGCCAACAATAGCTTAGTTGAAAACAGGTTGGCTAAGTTAGAGGCTAAAATCAACAAACTTTCTAAATAAGTTTAACAAATTATAAGAATTAAAGCTGAAGCAAACGCTTCGGCTTTTTCTGTTTGTTTACATTTTTAGTTTTAAATTTAGATTGATTCTAATGGAAGATGTTAGAAAATATCTAAATAGGTCATCTAAGCCTTTAACTTCAAGTGTAATTAAAGATGATTTTATTGTTGCCAGTGAAAAGGCTTTTGATTGTATTTTTAATGGCACTTCAGAATTTTATCCATGGGAATTACCAGATGATGAGTTATTAAAGGATTTTTCTTTAGGTGTTATTGTTGGTGGTTCTGGAACAGGTAAATCCACATTGCTTAAATCGTTTGGGGATGAAGAAGTGCCCATATGGGGTGCCGATAAATCGGTGGTATCACACTTTAACTCCCCAGATGAAGCAATAAATAAATTAATGGCCGTTGGTTTAAATACAATACCTAATTGGTATAAGCCATATCATGTTTTATCTAATGGTGAAAAATTCAGAGCTGACTTGGCGAGAAAGGTAAAGAATAATGCTGTAATCGATGAATTTACCAGTGTTGTCGATAGAAATGTAGCAAAAGCTGCTAGTGTTGCTCTATCTAGATATGTGAGGAAGAACGATATCAAAAATGTTGTAGTTTCAACATGTCACCACGACATTGTTGATTGGTTAGAGCCTGATTGGGTGATTAACACAGATAGTGGTCATTTATATGACGGTTTTTTTTTATCCGACCAGAAATCAATCTCGAAATATATCGTGCAGACCATAGTGCGTGGGGAATGTTTAAAGACCATCACTATCTAAGTGGTGAGTTATCAAAAGCTTCTAGATGTTATATTGGGTTATTTGGTGGTGAAATTGTTGCATTTGGTGCCACAATAACAATGCCTAATGGTAATTTAAAAAATGCTTGGAGGGAGCATCGAACAGTAATATTACCTGACTATCAGGGGTTTGGATTAGGTACTCGATTTTCAGATGCCATTGCTCAAATACATATAGACCTAGGACATAGATTCTTTTCAAGAACTGCCCATCCACGTTTTGGTTGGTATAGGGAACATTCGCCTTTATGGAAAGCTACATCAAAAAATAAGAAGCTTCGTACAGATATAAAACATGATAATATCTTTAACAACCATTATGCTGATAATAAGCGAGTTTGTTTCAGCCATGAGTACGTAGGTGAACAATAATTTGGTAGTTTAGGAGTTTTTAACTATATTTGCTATCTAAACTTTAAATTAACTAATTATGGATAAGAAAACAATATTGGGATTTGGTATTTTAACATTTGTGGTATTCGTATTATTTTATCAAAACATTCGGTTATCTAATAAGTTAACGTCATTAGAAAGTAAGTTTTCGGAATATTGGTCACCTAATAATGATGACCTAATAATGTTACCAGATAGTTTTGACTATGTTTTTGATAGATTTGAAATCTACAACCCTGAAATTGATACTGAAACGGTTGTTTTGTTTTTAAATTCAATTGACCATTTTAATTTAAGAGACGAGTTGGTTTTTAATTTGTTGGTTGGTCAAATTATGTTGGAAAGTCAAGCTAAGCAGTATTATACTACTGGTCATAGTAAGCATGGCGAAATAATAAGGGGCACTTCTGGTGAAGTTGGTATTGCCCAGATAATGCCAACAACCGCTTTGCATTATTTAGAGAAGGTTGTGAAGGGTAACGAACTTTATGACTTAGGTGTTAGTGATTATTCGTTTGTTTTTAATGATAAGCTATCAAAACAAAAAAAATATGACAAAATGGTTGTTTGGTTATCAAATATAAATAATAACCTAGCCCTTTGGGGTTTCATTATGCATGACAATTTAAAACAGAATGATGTATTAGAGGGTTTTGTTGCCTATAACGCTGGTATTGGGGGTTTAAAGCGCTTTTTAAGTAGTTTTAAACACGCAAGTAAGCATAAGTATATTAAGTCAATAAAAGACACTTTAAACTATGCTTCTGGCGTCTTAGAGGTTTAATCTCTTATCTAAAAAAAGTATATTCAGTATCACTGATTCGTTGAGCACCAGCTTTTTCCCAAAAATATTTGTTGGATGGTTTAACGGTCAGTGATATTTTTTGTACGTTTGGGAATTTTTTATACAGAAGTCTAAGTGCGTAATTTATTACCATTTGAGGGTCTTCATCTTCTGACACTTTAAATTCGATTAGTTTTAACTCATTATCTGATGGTTTATTGGTAATATTACCAACTTCAACACCACCGATACCCCTACCACCCTTAGTTATGAAATAGATACTACTTTCTGGGGTTTCATCCATAGTTTTTAAAACAACCTTACTCTCATTAATTTCCGACTTCTCAGATTTTGTTTCTTTTTTCGGAATTACAATCGAGTCATAATCCTCCATATCGAGTATTGAACCTTTTGTACTTAGTTTTATCAATCTTTCAGTAACGTCATGAAGGTCCATATCAGTCTCAGCGTCTTCTCTAGCATACTCTAATAACCTAATTAATAGTGGTACGTTTAACTTTACAATATCTTGTGGGTTTTCTGTAGTATCTTTTTTCATCTTACGTTTCTTTATTATAAATATAAAAAAAGGCTGGAAATTTCCAGCCTTTGGTTTTAAATATTGTTTGTGGCATTATTTAACGAAGACTTTGTTGGTCTTTTTATCGTATGATATTTTAACTATTGAACCTTCTTTAATATTACCCATTAAAATTTCATCAGCGATAAGATTACCAATATGTACTTGTATTGCTCGATTTAAAGGTCTGGCACCATAAGCTTCATCATAACCTTCTTTAACTAAGAAATCAATAGCTGCACTATCCAAAGTTATTTCATATCCTAAATCTGTTAGATTCTTTTTTAATTTTTCAATTTCAATACCGATTATTTTTTTGATGTCGTCAACCTTTAATGAGTTAAAAATTATGGTATCATCAATACGGTTTAGAAATTCAGGTGAAAATTTCTTTTTTAATGCTTTTTGTATGATATTTCTATCACGTTGTTCTTTACCAACAATGGTTGCATCAGTTTTAAAGCCAACACCAGTACCTAATGTCGACAGTTCTTTAACACCGACATTTGATGTTAAAATGATTAAACAATTTTTGAAATCAACTTTGCGACCTAAACCATCAGTAAGTTGACCTTCATCCAATAGTTGAAGTAGTAGATTGAAAACATCCGTGTGGGCTTTTTCAATTTCATCGAATAATATAACACTATACGGTCTACGCCTAACTTTTTCAGTTAATTGACCACCTTGTTCATATCCAACATACCCTGGAGGTGCGCCCACCATTCTAGACACCGTATGTTTTTCCATATATTCTGACATATCCAACCTTATTAAAGAATCTTGGTCACCGAATAATTGTTCAGCAATTTTTTTAGCTAATTCTGTTTTACCTACACCTGAGGGTCCTAAGCATATAAAATTTCCTATCGGCTTACGTTTATCCTTTAAACCTAAACGATTCCTTTTAATCGCCTGTGTTATTTTATCAATAGCGTCATCTTGACCGATAATTGATTCTTTTAAGACCGAAGCCATATTTGCCAATCGCTTATTTTCCTGACCTGATATTTTATTAAGTGGTATTCCAGTCATTGTTGAAATTATTTCACAAATATTTTCAACATCAACTGTTGTTCGTTTTTTATCCAATTGTTGTTCCCACTTTAATTTTTCAGATTCAAGTTTATTACTAAGTTTGTTTTCCTTATCTCTAAGTTCAGCAGCTTCTTCATATTTTTGTCTACTTACAACCAATAATTTTTGTTCAGCAAGTTTTTTCTTCTCTAATTCAAGTTTTTTAATTGAAGCAGGTTTTTCCTGTGATACATTTGTTGCGGCACCAGCTTCATCCAAAATATCAATTGCTTTATCAGGCATTGACCTATCAGTAATATATCTATCGGACAATTTAACACATTCTTCGATGGCTTCGTCTGTGTAGGTTACTTTATGGTGATTCTCATATTTTTCTTTAAGGTTTTTTAGTATGGTTATTGTTTCGTCAACTGTTGGTTCGTTAATCAGTACCTGTTGGAATCTTCTCGTAAGTGCGCCATCCTTTTCAATGTGTTCGCGATATTCGTCAAGTGTTGTTGCACCAATAACTTGTAGTTCACCATTTGCCAATGCTGGTTTAAATATATTGGCGGCATCCAATGACCCACTAGCATTACCAGCACCGACCATTGTATGTATTTCATCCATGAATAATATTATTTCTGGATTATTTTTCAATTCGTCTATTAAAGCTTTTAACCTTTCCTCAAACTGACCTCTGTATTTGGTTCCAGCAACCATTGACGCCATGTTTAATGAATAAATTTTCTTATCAGATAATATTCTAGGAGCGTCACCATCGACAATCATTTTAGCGATTCCTTCAACCACACTAGTCTTACCAACACCAGGGTCTCCAATCAAAATCGGATTGTTCTTTTTTCTCCTAGATAAGATTTGTGATACTCTTTTAATCTCATTATCTCGACCAATTACTGGGTCAATTTCATCATTCTCAGCAGCAAGTGATACATTTCGACAGAAATTATTAATTACTGGTGTTGCATTTCTAGCAACTCGTTTTGGTTTTTTAGATTTATTATTATCTTCCATTGGTGTTTCATCAAAGCTTTCGGTACTCATTAGTGTATCTTTAAAGGTTTCATATGTTATTTTAAATTTATTCAATACTTTAGTTATTTTAAAGTCTTTAAAACTAAGTATTGATAGGAGTAAATGTGCTGTATCAACTTCAAAATCACCAACCAATTCAACTTCATCATCAACGTGGTCAAATACGGTTTTAACTTCTTTGTTGAATGGTATCTTATCTGGTGTTTTAACTTTGGGTGTTAGGTTATTATTATGAACAATTTCATATACTGTATCATATAACGAATTAATATTAATACCCATAGATGATATAATATTCATGGCCCTATTTTCATTATCCATTATAGTGCTTAACAATATATGCTCTAAAGTTAAATGACTACCATTGGTGTTTACCACATCACTCAAAGCCTCTCGCATTATTTTTCTAACACTAGGTTTTACATTTTTACCCATATCTTATTCTTTTTTCAGTTATCGCAAATATACAAATTAAATCTTCAAAAGCAATGTTTGACAATTTAAAAAAGATAACGTATATTTGTAAAAACTAAAAAAAACTATGGAATATATAGCTACAGGTAAACTACAGGTATATCTTAACGGTACTTGCGGAGGTACTGGTTGTGACAGTTGTGATTGTGAAATGATACTATATAATGAGGCTAAGCTTTACGTGTCTGGTAATAGTTATGTTATCGTTACAATTTCTGACTGTGACAATACGGAAACGATTATAGAATCAATTAAATTAGATAAAGTTAAAAAAATAAAAATCAAATGATACTACACAAAAAACAAACCGAAAACGGTGTTAAAGCACTCTATAAATCAAGTAATATCTTGGCATCAACTTATAACGATAAGACTAAGGAGTTGGAGGTAATATTTAAAAGAGGTTCTAGATACCTATATGAAAATGTAAGTTCAACCGACTACACAAGATTTGAATTGGCTGACAGTCAAGGTAAAGTTCTTAACTCACATATTAAGGCATATTCATTTAAGAAGTTGGATGATGTTGACCCAAAGGACATTGAGGAATCAATATTAAAATATCAATCTGCCGAGGTAAATAGACTTTATGCCGATGGATTATCGGATATTTTAACGTTAATCGAGAACGCACCTAATGAATATGATAACAAAATTTTTAATAATATAATAAGTAAATGTCAAAAACTGATTGAAACTATTGAAACCTATGAAAAATAAAAGCAAACAAGAAGTCACTGAATTGGTGCTGTTCATCGTATCAGCAACCGCTATCACATTGTTCATGTTAATCGGTATGTTATGATTAATCGCAAAAAACAAAATAGAAATGAGACCATTGAATGGATTCTTTGGGTATTTTCAGTCGCAACAATAATGTCACTTATGTTATTGAATTTCATATAATGATTAAAGCTGACGACTATTATATAAAGAATCTTAAAAAGATACTATCAGAAGGGTCTTGGGATGAAAGTCCAAGACCTAAATATCCAGATGGAACGCCAGCACATTCTAAATTCATAACTGGTGTTTATGAAGAGTACGATTTATCAAAAAATGAATTCCCTATCCCAACTTTAAGGAATACCGCAATTAAGACTGGTATTAAGGAGATTTTATGGATATATCAGAAACAAACATCATCATTGGATGTTGCTAAGGAAATGGGTATTAATTGGTGGAATGAATGGAATATTGGTAATAATACAATAGGTCAGCGATATGGTGCCACGGTATCAAAATATAAGCTAATCGATGACTTATTAACTGGTTTAATAAAAAATCCATTTTCTAGAAGACATATAATAAACTTGTATCAATACTCAGATTTATCTGAAACAGATGGTTTATACCCATGTGCGTATGAAGTAATGTTTTCAGTTAGAAAAGGTCAAGACGGTTTAATTCTGGATATGACACTGATACAACGTAGTAATGATTATATAATGGCTGGGTATATCAATAAAATTCAATATACCGCACTACAAATGATGATTGCTGGACACTGTGGTTATGAGGTTGGTGTTTTTAGGCATCTGGTTCAGAACTTACATATCTATGACCGACATTTTGATGCGGTTGACGAATTATTGAATAAAGAACCGTTAGATTTACAACCTAAACTAACATTAGAAGCTAAAAAAGGTTTTTATGATTATTCAATAAATGATTTTATTATTACAGGTATTGAGGGAATTGAAAAACTAAGTGGTAAATTAGAAATTGCAATATGATTAAATTAACAACTGATAGTAAAGTTGAATATCCAACAACGTACAATGTGTTATGGGAAAACGGAAAACATTTAGGTTACTTTAGGTTAGATGTCGATGGTTACTATTATTTTGAGGAACTACCTAATGGTGGTTATTGGTCAGCACATTCGTTAAGACATATTGCCGATAAATTGGACGAAATTAACAAACCATATGATGATGAAGTAAATCAATATTTCGATAATTTAAAGAAAAATGGAGAAGATTGATTTAGACGTTGATAACCGAATGTTACGAATCGGTTTTGGAAAGCATAATGGAAATTGGTTCTTTAGGGTTGATTTGTGGTTTGTTGGTTATAGATTTAAACCATGAACACACTACAGATAATTGATGAACATATAATCATTAGGGAAACTGTTGGTTATGATTTTTTAAAGGATATTTCTGTTGAAGATTTGCCCACAGTTATTGAGTTTCTTCGAGTTGTCGATAATTATAATAGAATGACAAAAAAACTAAAAGAAATAGAATGTTCAAATCCTTCTCAGAAATCCTAAAACAATTTACGACAGGCCAAAGAGTCTTTGTGTTAGTGCTACTATTAATGTTTTCGTCTGGTAGTTACATTATAACGAATTACCTTAAGACTGATGATTGCAGACCTTTAATCGAAGAAAATTTAAAGTTACAAAGTGACTTTATTAAAATTTCAGAACTTATTCGTGAACGTGAAATGAGCAAACACGTTAGTGAGGCACATATGGAATCAGGTGATGCGTTAATGTCAACAACCAGTTACGATACGATATATGTTGTTCGAGATGAGCCATCATCTGATGATGTTGTATTGGAAGAAATATTAGATATAGCAACGCAACATTGTGACGATGAAAGCAATATTAGCAATTAATAATCAAAATTACATTGGTTTAAATGGTGAACTACCATGGAAGTCATCAAGAGACCTTAAGCATTTTAAGGAAATGACCAATGGTTGTAAGCTTTTGGTTGGTTATAATACAGCACTTAAGCTACCTAAACTATCTAATCGTGAACTTATTGTCGACCCAAGAAATGAATTGTACCCAGTAACTGATGATATGTGGTGCATCGGTGGTAAAAAAACATACGAAAAATACGCACATTTAATTAAAGAGTTACATATATCACATATTAACGATGATACAATTGGTGACGTTAAAGCGCCAGACCTATGGTCAATGATGAAAGCACCATCTAAGGTCCACCATTATTATTTTGATGTGGATTAATCTTGTGAAAAAAATTAATCAGACATAACTAATAACTATTCACTTTAATATGTTATTTGATATTTATTATTGATAAAAAATATATATGTTTATACCTAATCACTTGCATGTCCTAATAAAAGGACATTTTTTAAATCCTCCTACTGAGGTTGAAATATTGAATCAATGGTTCATTGATTTGGTTAATAAGGTAAGAATGAAAGTTGTTGCTGGACCAACCAGTGTATACGTTAATGAGGAAGGTAATGAAGGGTTGACTGGTACGGTAACTCTAGCTACTAGTCATGCGAGTATTCATATTTGGGATTCGATATCACCAGCAATGTTTCAATTTGATTTATATTCATGTTCGCATTTTGATGTTGATGAAGTTTTAAACCATTTAGACGTATTTCAATTAACAGATGTCGAGTGGGTTTTAATTGACCGAAATGAAAAGCTTTTAGTCGTTGATAAGAATGTTAGACGATACATCTAATCGATTTCATATTGTTTCATGGTTATTAAAAGACATGTTTTGGTGTCTAAAGTTCAGTACTATGGCTATCGTCATGATAGTTCCGACAATTTTGATTAGTATATATGTTTTAATTAAACATAAAGCTGAAAGATTAGAAAACGCCATATTAACATCATGGATATCTATGAATATATTTTGGATGTTGCATGAACTAATTGGTACATCTTTTATTTTGGTCTATCCACCAATGATTATTGGAGTATTACTGATTATTTTTTTGATGTGGAGGAATTTTCGTCTTTATTTGCATATTTGACGCCCATTATTGTACCAACAATTGAAAAGGCATTTGTTAATAGGATTCCTAATAGATTTGACCATGTTGAACCTATTATTTGTGTTTCTCGATTTATTACAATTGCGAATATATAAAGTAATGTTGTTACTATACCAATACCGATAATTACAAATAACGCACCATTTACGATGTTATTAATCATTTCATATTGGTTTTTCTTCTGTAAGATATCCAAATCGTCCTCAACCGCTTTTTTAGCCTTATGAACATCATCCAAGGATTCTAACAATTCTTTATTAATTCGTTCTATTTCGTCTTTGGCATTCTGTAGTTCTTTATTCTGTTCTTGAACCTTTTTGGTTATTTCAAGTCTTTTTTTACGAGTTTCGGTATCTTTTGTTTTACAATCATTAAGATAACTTTCAAACTCTGAATCACCATCAGTATCGATAATTTTCAATATATTACCTTCAAGGGTAATGTTATGAGTTTTATAGATATCTAAAAGAACAATCTTAGTATCTTCACTTAATTTGACCATTATTTATAAACTTTAAATTGTAGTGTTCTGTTCTTATACCCCGCAAAATCTTTTCTAAATTCCTCCAATCTTGGCTCAATCTCATCAGATTTTATAATCCAGAATTGGGCACCAGCCTTTAATGCTTTTGCTTGTTCCTCAGCTTCATCAGATGAAGAAATTATGCCACACACTACTTCATCACCATATTCGAAATTTAATTTACGTATTAACTCTATACCATCAAAAGCTGAACCTATGATATTTAAATCAACAAAAATACATTCAGGTTTTGGTATTTCTTTATTGAACCATTTCTTAAACAATTCTTCAGCATCTTCAGAGCTTGACAGTGTTGTTAAATTTAATGTTATATCTAACAAACTACAAGCGTCTTCAAATACTAAATGAAATAAATTTTCATCATCAACTAACAATATCGATTCTATCATATTTTTATTTTTATTTTTGAACCACCGTTTTCACTTAAACCACATTCAATATCAAAACTATGTTCTTTTATTATAGCTATACAGATATTAAGCCCTAAACCTGTACCTTTTTCTTTATTATTGTTATTTCTAATATATGGTTTAGAATATTCTTCAAATTGTTCCTGTGTCATACCCCTACCATTATCTTCAATAACAATTGTCCTATCATTTTCTTTATAAATACGAACAATTTTGGACTTACTATCATTATATTTCAAACCATTTCTAATTAGATTGTCAATTGCAGTACATATTAAAGCTTCGTTAGCATTTATAACCCCTAACTCACTAATATCAACTTGACTTGCATAGGCTGTACTTTTTAAATAAGTCTTTAACACTTCGTCTAATACTATCGGTTTTTTTTCTAGAATGGCATCTTTTTTAACTAAGTTCGTGAACTCTTTAACACCAGCATAAACTTTTTGTGCATGTGATAAACCTTCTTCTAATAATTTAAGGGGCGCCTCAATTTTAAGTTCTTTGATTTTATCATCCGTTAATCTTCTTTTTAATGAATTAAGACCTCTAGGAATGTATGTATTTATACCTGAATGCATATCATGTCTTAATATTTTAGCGGCATGCTCTAAATAAGAATTATTTTTCTCAATTTCTTGTTGTTGTTTGATTAACTCAGTTATATCATGTCTAACTGAGATATAACCAGTTAACTTACCATTTTGGTCAAACTCAGCTTTAATCCATGAATCAACAATATATTCATTACCGTTTTTACCCTTATTTATCACAACTTCATTCCATATTGATTTGTACTTAACGGTGGCAATATACATTTGTGTCCAGAATTCTTTTGTTTGTTTACCAGAATTTAATACTGAATGGTCTTTACCTAATAACTCGTGGGCTTTATAACCAGAAACTTCACAAAATTTATCATTAACATAGATTATTTTACCTTTATTATCAGCTTTTGATATCAATGCAGAATCATTTAATAACGCTTCTGTCGATTTTCGGTTAGCTTTACCCTCTTTGATTATGTCGATTAATTCTTTTGTTATTATGAAGAAAGGTAATATAAAGAATATTAAACTTAAATATTCATACCACTCAATCATCTTAGTATGTTCCATGTAATCAAATAAAACAACCGTTTTGACTATTAAAAAACATAACATAATCAAGGTCGCTATAATACCACTTATTAAAATCTTTAATTTCATAATATTTAAATATCTAGATTATACTCTTAAATCCCTTATTTATTACTTTTTTATCTTTTTAAATCTATTTATTAAATGATAAAAGAATTATAATTATGTCAAGTTTCGATGGTTACTTTCCAATTATACACACAGCAAGTGGTGCAACACCAGAATGTTATATATATCTTAAAGTATATGGTGGTACTGGTGGTGGTTCGGCAATAATAAATAATTTACCAATTAATATCGGTGCTGGTAGCACAATAGACATTACTGTTAAATCAATTACTGGTGTAACTGGTAATGTATATCTTTTAGGTATGAAAAAGAACGTACTTGAAGGTAGTAATACGTTGGGTGGTTATGGTGACCAAATACCAAACCCAATTACTGGGAAATATGTAGTTACCCCTTGTCGAACAATAGTATTTAATGGTGATTTGATTGTAACTGGTACTTTAGAAATAAAACCTAATAGTACCCTCATTATAAATGGTTCATTGACCGATAATGGAACAGTTATAAATAACGGAACAATAATAATAAACCCATAAAAAGAAAAAATGAGCGGAATATATCAAAAACAAGTAAATTCAGGGACAGTAGCTTCGCCAAGTGCTGGTAGAACATTAATTTCAGTAAATGACTCAGGAGAATTATTCACCAAAGATAGTAGTGGTAATGTGTCGATAACTCAACCTAAATTCGTAACAGTAGAAACAGCACATTCAGTTGATATAGAGTCATTACTTGCAGCAATAAGCGCTGACCCATTCGATGTTGAGCTTTGGAAAGCATCATTTTCTGTTAGCTTCTATGACGGTACAGTATTGAGTGGTATTTATGAGACCGTTGGTGATTTTTCAACTGAAGTATCATATAGTGGTATTATTGGGCTATCACCAAGTGATGATGAAACCTATAAAGAGTTATTAATAACATCAGCACTTTTTAAACCAACTGGTGGTGAGCAACTTGGTGGTATTCAAATGTCACATAATATTAAAATAGGTGGATTTCAAAATATCGAGATTACATATAGATATGAAGAGAATCCAGATGCTACTGGGTCTGATGGTAAATATCTTCATAGTTTTAAAATAATAATAGAAACAAATACTATACTTGGATATGTAGAAATATATGCTGATGATACTGAGTCTCATCAGTTTATATTTGATGGTATTAGTTAACCGATTTAAAAATTTGAATAAAATGATAGAAAAGATAAAAGAAGCCGCAAAGAAAGTGAATGAGGCAAAACGAAAATCTGTAAAAGAGAATATTCCAATGTCAGAAGCATTGAAGCAAGTATTTAATACCAATTAACTTATTCTTTGTTTTTTTAATGTCTGATTCATATTTATATATGATAAAAGAATTATAATTATGTCAAGTTTCCACGGTTATTTCCCAATAATGCACCCAGCAAGTGGGTCCACACTAAGCGCATTTACTTATTTACAAGTATATGGTGGTACTAGTGGTGGTACAGCAACCTTAAATGGTACACCAGTTAATATAGCAGCTGGAAGTACTATTGATTTGGTGGTTAAAACCATAAGTGGTATCAGTGGTGATATCTATCTATTAGGTATGCGAAAGAACGTATTGGTGGGTAGTGGAGTATTAGGCGGATATGGCGGATAAAATAATTAAACGAAAAAAATAAATTAATTAAATGAAAAATAATAGCATTAACCCAACAACCCTTAAAGGTAAAGAAAAGACTCAAAGAATGCTTGAACTTATGGGTCAAACTATGATAAAAGAAAATGTTGACCGTTCAGTTATTGAACTAACTAAAAGGGGTCCAGATGGTAAAATCTATGGTATTATCAGAGAAAATCATGAGTATTACATTAAGATTGCCGAAGGTACTGAAAATCTAACAAAGGATAGTTTCAAGTATATTGGTGGTCTTAAAAATAAAAAAGATTTTGCTTACCCATCATATGCGAAAGCTATTAAACATTTGAACTATAAATTCAAGTCCCTTGATGAATCTTTGGGTGTTAAATCAAATATAAATGTATTTGAAAATGATAATTTGGTAACCGAACACCATCCTTATAAAGCTGACCAAAAATTGTCAGCAACAAAGGGTATGGGTGATGGTCAAGAATATATTGTTGATAAAAAAGGTGCTGAACTTTCATTTAAAAATAAAGAAGGTAAAGCTGAAGACGGTTTCGGTGATAATGTAGCTGAAAAGGATGTGATGGATGAATTTGAAGGGGTTACACTATCTGAAAACGAATCTAAGATTGACGAAATGATTACTGGTAAAATAAATCGAAGAGTAACTATATCAGAAGATGACGTTAGAGTTTCAAAACCATTAAGTATTCTTAGGGGTATTGACGTAATCGATGAGGCTATTTCTAAAGCTACTGGTGAGAAGAAGCTTGAAGAAATGGCTATAGCAACGGAACTTCTTAAAAAATTCTCTAAAGATGAAGTGATTTCAATCTTAGAAAATGTAACTGGAAAAAAAAAAGTCTAAACGAAACTAAAGCTGACGGAATGTCAACTGGACTGTTCTCAGAAGAAGAGGATGGTTATACTTTAGAAGAAACAAAATACACACTTAAAGTTGATGCTCCAGCATCAGAACCCGTATCCGAACCAGATGAATCTGATTCGGATTTTGGTTTTGGCGGTGATTCTGAAGGCGAGTCATTTGGTGATGAGAAAGAACCAACAAACGACAAACCATTCGATGACGAACCTTTTGACGCTGGTGTTGAGGCTGACGAAGATGAAGACCCAAAAAAATTCATTCAGCAGTTGGCTGGAAAGATTGGTCAATCACTTAGAGATTATGAGAAAGGGTTAACTGAACCAGATTTTGAATTGGAAAAGTTTGTAATAAACTCAGTAATTTCTGCAACCAACACATCTGAAATGGATAAGGAAGACCAAGAAGATATTATTAAGAAAGTTGAGACCAGTGGTAATGATTTTGATTCAAAATCAAATGATGATGATATGACTGACGATTCAGAAGATACTGAAGAGGTTGATGTTGAGGTTAAAGATAAAGAATCTTTGGATGAGGTTTCTTTGGGTGATGACATTGAAGAGACATTTAAAGAATGGTCAAAACCAATGACATTAAAAGAGTCTGTAATCGTTTCTGACGGCCTTAAATATCATTTGGATAATAAGATACCATTGGGTGAATCTATGTTCAGATATGGCTCTGAAAAATACGTATATCTACTAAAAGAGGTTAAATCATTATATGATAATGGTTTAATAACTCTTAATGAGAATGATGAGTTTATTGTTAATAGTGCAATGCCAAAAGTTGCAATGGTGAATGGGGAAGAAATTTTATTGAATACAATATACGAAGAGGTTATTGATGAATCTGATTTTATCAATGAATTAGATGATGTTGTTGCTAACTTACCTAGTTTCACACAATTAGCTGCGTTAGGTGCCCCAATGTTAGCTTTAATCATTAGAGATATTCTGAAAGGTGAAAAAAAAGCCGCAAAAGAAAAATTAGAAAAAGGTTTAGATAAAGAAAACAATGATACTGTGGTTGAATCGATGTTAAATGATTTAACAACATTATTAACAGAAGCTGAGTATAAAGGTAAAAAGGTTGAGTTGAATAAACCAAAAAGGGGTGGTTCAAAGAAATTCTATGTATATGTTAGAGACCCAAAATCTGGTAATATAAGAAAAGTTTCTTTTGGTGCTAAATCTGGTGGTGGTAACTTAGCTGTTAAATTAAAAGACCCAAAAGCTAGAAAAGCCTTTTCTGACAGACATAATTGTCCAGAAAAAACAGATAAGACGACCGCTGGTTATTGGTCATGTGCTTTACCAAGATATGCTAAAAGTCTTGGCTTAAGTGGTGGTGGTCGTTATTGGTAATTGAAAAAGAAATAAAATGAGTAGAGTTAGTAAAAAGAAATTATATTTAATTGAACGTGCAAACAAGAGGGTTTTGGGTGAACCAGAAATGGAATGTCCAAAAGCTACTCAAGATTTAGAATTAAACACTGAAAATAGGGATAAGTCAATTAAAGCTGAACATATAAAATATGGTCCAATGAATTTGTCTGATGATAAGTATTGGGAGGATTTGGCTAAACATTGGAAAACTACTGTTGATGTGGCAAAAAAATCTAAATGTGGTAATTGTGTGGCCTTTGATATTTCACCAAGAATGGATGAATGTATGCCTGGTCCTGTTTCGGATGAGGATGGTCGTTTGGGTTATTGCTGGATGCACCATTTCAAATGTCATTCAGCTCGAACGTGTAGGACATGGGCTGCTGGTGGACCAATAAAGGAAGATAAAATATCATATGAGTGGCAAGAAAAAAATAAATAACTATGAATCTATTATTTTTAAACCAAAAGACGAATAAACAAAAGATTACTGAATCTTTAAAGAATTTAGACGAAAGTCGAGAACAACAAAACTATATGTTTTTTCAAAACGTTAAAACCATTTGTGATGCCGCAAAAGCTATTATGGATATGGATAAAGCTATGGTGGATAACATATTATCAAATGGTCACGATTGGGCATCAGACCATATTGCAACGTCAAAAGACGATATGGAAGAAGTTTATAATTTTTTAAAAAACAAAATGTCAAATGAACAGTGAAAATCCATATAATGAGGAAAAGGATGAGTTTGGTGTGATAAAAAGAACCTTTTATGAGACAACAGATTCAGATGAATTTGTTTGGCATAGGGATAAAAAAGACCGTTTGGTCACACCAGTTACTGAAACCGATTGGATGATTCAATTTGATAATGAATTACCAAGAAAAATGGTTATTGGTGAAGCGATTGAGATACCAAAAGAATCATATCATAGGGTTATAAAAGGTTCTGGTGATTTAATTGTTGAAATCGAAGAGTTTGATTCAATAGATGAAGCTAAAAAGAAGAAAAGTTCTGGAAAAAAAGACGCATGTTATTACAAAGTTAAAAGTAGGTACTCGGTCTGGCCATCAGCCTACGGGTCAGGTGCCCTTGTTCAATGTAGAAAAGTTGGTGCGAAAAATTGGGGTAATAAAACTAAAGAGGGTGTTGACGAAAATAAAACTGAGTTTCAAAATAAAGCTTTAGATAACATAAATAAATTGGGTGGTTTTGATAATTTACCTGATATTGATAAATTAGCTTTATTGGGTGGTACAAACGATAATCGATTAAAGGATTTGAATTTGATTAAAATCTTTAAAGAGAATGGTGGTACTTTTGGTAAATTCGAGATAAAAGTTAAGGTTAAAGATGAAAATCAACAACCAATTAACCATAAATTCAGTAAAGAATTTGCTGGTAAAGAAGGTTATCTATATCCGTACATAAATTATACAGAAAATAATCAACCGTATGTTACAGTTAGGTTTGATGAATTTATTTCAAATCCAGATTATAAAGGTGGTGGCTCTTACGAAGAAAGACCAATTTTCTTAGCAAATATATACCCGATTGATTATGATGAAATCAAAAGTGATTTTGTGAAATATCAAAATAAAGTTGACCAAGACAGAAAAGATTTTTTAAACCAATTTGGTTTGGATGACATCTATGAAAGTGAATTAGAAGTTTATGAAGCTAAAAAAGAACTTTTTAAAGAAAATATTAAATCTAAATTAATTCTGTTGAACGAGATAAGCTCTAATGATGCTTATACTAGATTTTATCGCAGTACTTTTGATGCTGAAAACCCTGATAGGGATAGAGCCATTTATACTAAAGTAATTCAATTAGACCCAACATTTAACGCCCAAAATGATAAATTAGGTATGTATACCAAATGGTTGTTTAGGAAAGATAATGTTGAGCAACTTAAAAAGACCAAAGACGAAGATTTATATAAAATAAAGGGTGACTTGGAGTTTTTCCATAAAGCAAAGACAAAAAATATACTACCACCTGAAAGTAAGGATATTAATAAGTTTAATATTAAAACGCTTTTGGATTTGGTATTCGATATGGAGAAAAGTGGTGAAGACTTAATGTCAAAAACTGAGAAGGAAAAAGAAATAAAGGGTGAAGCTGATAAATATGAAACCGTTAATTGGATTATTATTGTACCAAAAACCGAAGAAGCCTCTTGTTTTTATGGTAAAGGTACTAGGTGGTGTACCGCAGCTGATAATAACAATATGTTCAATAGCTATAGTTATGACGGACCGTTGTACATATTAATAAATAAACATGATAAATCTGATAAGTATCAGTTTCATTTCGAAAGTTCTCAGTTTATGGATACTAAAGATTCACCAATCAGTCTTTCAGAATTTATGTATGAGAATTCAGACGTATATGAGTTCTTTCAGTCTCGTGTTGGTGTTGATTTAGACTTTGAAATAGCCAAGTCATCTCTGGAAAACTATGATGAAGCTGGGTTTCAAGATTTTTATTCTGATGAATTTACCGATGAACAAAAAAGAGAATTGGTGAAACTAGCATTTGATAAAGATGAGTATTCAGACTCTTTCTATAATGTAAGTAATGTACTTAATTATGTGGATTATCCGAGTTTGAAGTCAGATTTCAGGAATTCGTTTATTTGGGGTTTAGAAGTATCACTTGGTAATCGTTATGACGAGGAAAATTATGATGCTAGAATGTTCATTGATTATCTTGGTGGATTTAATGATGAAAATATTTCTGTAATTGTAAATGCCGCTGACCTAAAAGACCCTGACCAAATTAATAAACTATTTGACATAGCCTCGGAATATGATGCTGAAAAATTATTAGCTGATTATTTAGAGGGCGAAGCTGTTGATATCAATTTTGATATGATTGACACACTAAATAATATTAAACAAAAATTTAATTATAGTGATTGGGAAAAAACTGTAGAGTCTAAGTTGGTTAAAATTCGTATTAATTCAAGTGATTTGGAAAATGGTACCATTAACGTTACCATAACACCAAAAGATGAAAAAGGTAACGCAATTACCGACAAGAGTGAACGTGGTAATATAAATTATAAAAATTTAATTAAATATCTGACGATACCACAATTATTTAATGAAGCTAAAAAAACTGATTTTTCAAAAGAAAAGTCAAAGGGTCTTCATGGTTGGTTTGAAAGACAGGGTGGTAAAGGTAAATCCAAAGGTTGGGTTGATTGTAACACTTGTAGAAAGGATAAAAAGACTGGTAGAAAAAAGTGTAAACCTTGTGGTCGAAAAGAAGGTGAAAAAAGGTCTAAATATCCAGCATGTAGACCAACGCCTTCAGCCTGTGGAACCAGAGGTAAGGGTAAAAAGTGGGGTAAAAAGAGTGGTAAACAAAATGAAAATAGAGTACATTTGATAAAGAATATGTTAAACGAAAATTCAGAAATGTTAGATGTAGTAGAAGTTTTCTCTATTTATAATAAAGATAATAATCATACTGTTGAACCTGATGTTAAACCAGTTGAAAAACCAGTTGAAAGACCAGATTCACCGTATGCACCAAAACAAAGACCTAAAACTAAACCAAAGGCTGAAAAATGAAACTGATATTTGTAAATAAAATAGGGTTGGATTGGAATGGTAAATTAATTTGTGAATTTATCTTTTCCGAAGCCGATGAGGTTGATGGTGAGGGTTGGGATGTTTATCCAGCTAAGAATCAAGCTGAACCACCTGAAAAGGAATATATCGATATGGTTGGTAGGGTTGAAACTGATGAGATATCATTAATGTGCATACAAGAGAGTGATACCTTTGCTGTGTGGGATGCTATTGATGGTGTTGTGGCGATGGCATGGGAAGATATAACAGAATATGATGAATATCCAGATGATAGGTTAAGTTTTTTCTTTGGTGACTCTATTGAAGATGTTAAAGATAAACTTTATGCTAGAGATATAATAATTGAATGGAAATATAAAAAAGATGACGTATCAGAATAAAATATTATCGGTATTGAAGGAGGCTCAAGGTGAGTCATTAACAAATAAAATACAACAAAGTAGTGATGCTATTAAAAGTGCTTATCAAACAACGGTTCAGAGTATGAAAAACTTAACAGGTGTCGGTGATGATGAAGCTGAGGATTTGGCAACCGCTGCAATATCAAGTGCTGTGAAAACTGAAGGTGTATCGAATTCTAGTCATGTTGTTCAATATGACAGTGAACGAAGTGGTGAGGAACCTTTTATGATGAACGGTGTTAAGTGGCAGTTTGTTAACGTAATCAATAATGATGGTAAAAAAGATATCGGTGTATATAGATTTGACCATGATTTGGCTTATGATTATCAGTGGTTTATGGATGAGGTTGTACCAAAACCAAAAAACGATGAAATGGTTACAGAAGTTGGTGACGAAAAAGTACATACGGCTAAGTTTGATAGATGTGTCGCTGATGTTGAAAAACAGGGTGATGTGGACAACCCATATGCCGTTTGTCAAGCATCTTTAGGTTCGGGCGCAATTAAAAAATCACATAGAGATAAACCTGAAGATGAATATGTCAGAACACAACGTGAACAAAAAGAACCACAAACACCAGAAGATGTTGTCGGTAAGGTTAAAAAGGAAGAACTGGAACGTATTATGGAATCAATGAAACCGAAGAAAAAGATAATAAAAGTAAAAGAATTAAAAAAGTAAGTAATGTCTAAATCATACGATAAATTAATTAAAAAAGCTTTAAATGAATCAAAAGCGCACGGTATCATTACTGAAGGTTTTGGTTATCCAAAAACAATGAATGAGCGAATGCACCCTGAAATTGAAGAAGCTATTAAAGAACGAAAAACGTCAATTGGTAACCACCCAGCGTTACCATCTGGTGGTGTTAGACCATATGACCAAAAATTACTTTTGGGTCGTTTTAACGAGGTGGTAAATACCTGTAAAGAAGCTTTCGATATGAATGAAATAACTGAGGGTGATTTACCAAAATTAATGGAAAGTGCCCAACAATTACTTTTAGGTTGTATGGAAAGTGAAAAGGAGCATAGAGACGTTTTAGAATCTTTGGCTGAAAGGTTGGTTAGGGAAGATTATGACGTATCCGAAGATTTGGTCGAGTTCAATTGTAAGTTGGTTGATAACTTAACAATGGAGCGTCAACTAACTAGGGAATTTGAAAATGAGGATTTCAATCTGGATTTTGAACGTGCTGATGACATTCAAAATGCTGAGGGTGAAGTTATGAAAAGACGAATGGTTAATTCTATGATTCAAGGTGGTGCAAATAAGTGTAACCATATGTACCATATGGGTAGAAAAGACCTAATGGATATTGACCCAACGTTACTTAATAAGTATAAGAAAATGATGGCGTTCAATGATTATATGTACTTTATGACACCTAAACCAAATACAGCAAAAGCTGCTGGTGTGGTTAATGTTGATTTCAACGAACAAGGTAAACCCGTCATTAATGCTGAAGCTTTAACCTTCCCAGTTTTAATTCATGAAATGGTAAAGGGTGTATTGGAATTAATTTCAATGAATGGTTTTACCGAAGATGAACAATTGAATGAATATGTTATAAACCATGCAGATTTCTTGGCCGCAGAACCATGGGATTTAAGAATTGGTCCAGCCATTTGGGATAAAGTAATGGACTGCATACCACCAAAAGACCATGATATGAAACACCACGTATTTCATAAATTGGTTAAATTACCAGTGAATGAATTTAATTCATGTATGAAAGAAATTATTGCTGAAACCAAAGAGGGTAAACGTTTAGTTAGTGAAATGTTAAACGAAGTTAAGTTTAAACAATTTGAAGCTGCTTTGGATGAGGAAATTGCAATAAAAAAAGAAGAGGCCAAACAACGTTCCATTAGTGAGTTGGATGACATCATGAACGAACTATATGACGGTCTTGGTGACTGATTAATAACCTAAATTATAACATATTAAGCCTTTTGGCATATTTATATGTAAAGGCTTTGTATGTTAACAGCATCTGAAATATTAAAAGAGTATACAAATTGTGTATTAGACCCTATATACACGATTGAAACTTATTTTAAAACTTTTGATAAGACCAATAATGGTTTCGTACCTTTTTATCTTTTTGAAAAACAAAAAGAGATTGTTGAATCTTACGAAAAATATCGTTTTAACCTTGTAGCTAAACCAAGACAAGCTGGTGTATCAACAACAACTGCCGCATATTTGGCGGTTAAAGTTGCGTTTGCTGATAAAGATAACCCAGAAGCGATACTTATTGTCGCAAACAAACAAGACATGGCGTTTGAGTTCTTATCAAAGATAAAGGACTTCTTAAATCAAATACCAAGATGGGCATGGGGTAGCGATTATTATGGTACACCAGAAAAAGAAAGAAAATCAATTTTTATTGCCGACTCCAAGAAAGAAATTAAACTACCGAATGGTTGTAGAGTAAAAGCTGTTGCAACATCTAAAGATGCTTTACGTGGTTATACGCCAACATATCTTATTATGGATGAAGCAGCGTTCATTGAGGATGGTAAAGAATTATTCGGTGCAGCTCTGACCGCTTTGGGAACTGGAGGTCATGCAACACTTATATCAACACCAAATGGACAAGACCCGTTATATTATGAAACCTATGATATGGCGATAAAGAAAAAGAATAATTTCAATATAATTGAAATGCGTTGGTATCAAGATAATCGATATAATAAAGACCTTAAATGGTATAAATATAAAGATAAAGAAAAGACACAAAAAGAGGAAATAAAAGAGGTTGAATTTACCTTTGAATCATATGAGCGTTTTATAAAAGACGGTTATAAACCGACATCCTCTTGGTATGAGGAGATGTGTAGGGGCATGAACAATGACGCTAGAATGATTGCACAGGAATTGGATGTGTCGTTCTTAGGTTCTGGTGGTAACGTTGTTGCTGATGAGTATATACAACACCATAAATTAAATAATGTACAACAACCAAAATACGTTAGTGGTGAAGATAATGAATTATGGATATGGGAAGACCCAATTGATGGTCATGAGTATATATTAGCTTCTGATGTTTCTCGTGGTGATGGTGAAGACTCATCAACGTTTGTTATTGTTGATTTTACAACAATGACGCAAGTTGTTGAGTTTCAAGGTAAAGTACCGCCAGACAAATTAGCCGATATCTTATATGAATATGGTATGTTATATGATGCGTTATTGGTTGTTGATATAACTGGTGGTATGGGTGTTGCAACAGTATTAAAATTACAAGAAATGAAATACCCAAACCTTTATTATGACGATAAAGGTAAAGCATTGAAACAAAGAAAGGATGTGGGTAAATACGATACTAAAAAAGAAACTGCTGGATTTCAAGTTGGTAGTGATAGGACTCGTTTAGTTGCTCATTTTGAAAAAATGGTTAGAATCAATAGGGATGAGGGGTTAGACCATGGAATCAAAATACGTTCTGAACGGTTAATATCCGAATTAAATACGTTTGTATATATTAATGGTAGAGCTGACCATTCTAAAGGTAAACATGACGATATTATTATGGCAATGGCGATGGCTTTATTTGTTTTAGAATACTCATTCAAACAACTAAAACAATTGAAAAGTAAGGCAAAAAGTATGCTAGCCAGTTGGGTGGTTAATTCTGGAAATAAAGCTGTTAATGTTCAACGTGAACTTACAGTACCAAGTGGTAAACCAGCACCGAAAAAACCTAACTTCAACCCAAACGTATCTAAAAACATGCAAGACCCACAAGGTCAATATATGTGGCTTTTCTCTGGTTATCGATAATTATATAATATAATGAATTAAAAAAAATAAAATGGCAACGCAACGAACTTTTACCAGAAAAAATTACGGAACACTTTATAAATGGAAAACAACCACTGGACCACAAGATAAAGCTAATGTTCGTGGTGGTGGCAAACCTACTGGCTGTGATGCTACCGCTGGTAGCCAAGGTCAAGATAATAATGTTGGTTATGTTGTTGATGTTCAGAATATAAATGGTCAATTGACTCGCTTTGCGTATGTGGAATGTGACTACGTTAAATAACATTCACTTTAAAGTGGTTTCAACTATAATGAATTAAAAAAAAAATGGCAAATAATAAAACAATATTTCAAACGCTTACCAATATGTTCGGACCTTATGGTGTCGAACCAGAAAGGGTCAGTAAAAAATATTCATTAGGTAATTCTGAATTATTAAGGACTACCTCAAAAGAAGAGTATGAAACTCAGAAATTACAAGCAAGACAAAATAAGTATTTAAGTAATCAATGGGTTAAGGTTGAAAACGAGATATTTCAAAAATCAATTCAATATGAGATAACTAGAATAGGTGCATACTCCGATTTTGAAAATATGGAGTTTTACCCTGAAATTGCAGCAACTTTAGATATTCTTATGGAGGAATCCACAACGGTTAACGATATTGGTAGGGTTTTAAATATATATTCTGAAAGTCCTAGAGTTAAGGGTATTTTGGAAGACCTTTTCTTCAATCGATTGGATGTTCATGTTTCTTTACCTATGTGGATAAGAAACATGTGTAAATATGGTGATAATTTCTTATATCTCAATACTGATGATAAGAGAGGTGTAACTGGTGTTAAACAATTACCTAATTTTGAAATTGAGCGTAGAGAAGGTGGTATTTATGATGTTGTTAGTGCAAACTTAAATGGTGTTGAAAGGGGTAGTAATAAAGATGATAAAGTAAAGTTTTTCTGGAGGGGTCGAGATTTAGAGTTTATGAATTGGCAAGTTGCACATTTTAGACTATTAGGTGATGACAGAAGATTACCATATGGCACGTGTTTAAAAGGTGATACTAGAATTAATACCGAATTCGGTGTCGAGGAAATTAAGGACATTAAGGTCGGAACCAAAGTTTGGTCATTTAACACTAAAACGCAAGAAAAAGAGTTGTCACCAATTTTAGATAAAATAATGTCTGGTACTAAAGAAGTATTTAAAATTTCAACAAGACATAATTTTATTGATGCTAGTAAAGAGCATAAAATTTTAGTTGCTACTGAATTTGGTGAATTTATCTATAAAAATGTTTGTGATTTAAAAATTGGGGATTTACTGGTATTAAATAAAAATGAGCATACCAACAAAACGATATTAATTGATAAAAGTAACCCACTTGAAAATAAAAATGGGTGGTTTAATAACATTAATCACATACCAGATATTGTTACTGAAGAATTTGCACAATTATTTGGTTTTTTAATTGGTGACGGTTGGTTAACGTCAAATAATTCTTGTGTTGAATTTGCTTTAGGTACTGACTCGGAAACCAATAATTTTTATATTTCATTGTTAGAAAAGTTTTCTGGACATAAAGTTGTGGTGGGGGATAAACAAGTGACATTACGTTCTAAATTATTAAAAACTATTTTAGAAAGAATGGGGTTTTTTGGTAAATCCCATGAAAAAAGAATACCTAGTTGGGTGTTTGAAATGGGGGTTGATTTACAAAAAGCGTTTGTCGCTGGATTAATGGACGCTGATGGTTGGGCAACTAAAGACCAATGGGTTATTGGGTTACATATTGAATTAAATAATAAACCATTAATTGAAGATTTAAAAATATTATTACAAAGAATTGGTTACAAATCAGGCTCGATTAGAAGTCGAGTTAGGAAAGAGCCGATTATTGAGGGTAGGCAGATAAAAAATGTTAAAGAAAGCCACATAATCACATTTTTTGATTCATATTTAACACAAATGAAAAAATATGAATTTAAAAATAGAAAAACTGATAATTTTATTTTAGAACCAATACAGAGTATTGAATCAATCGGTAATCATAATACATATGATATATATGTTGAGAACAGTAACCATAATTTTTATGCAAATAATGTTGTTGTACATAACTCAATCTTGGAAAAGGCTAGGCGTATCTGGAAACAACTTCTTCTTTCAGAAGATGCGATGTTAGTGTATCGTGTTACTAGAGCACCAGAGAGACGTGTTTTTAAAGTTTATGTAGGTAACATTGACGATGAAGATGTTCAACCATACGTTAATGAAATTGCTAATAGATTTAAACGTGCCAGTATAATTGACCCAAAAACAGGACAAATTGATTTGCGTTATAACCAATTGGCAAATGACCAAGATTATTTTATTCCTGTTAGAGAAGAGGGTGCGGCAACACCTATTGATACTTTACCAGGCGCGTCAAATTTGTCAGATATCGCAGATATTGAGTACCTCCAGCGCAAATTATTTACGGCATTACGTGTACCAAAAGCCTTTTTGGGTTTTGACGAACCAAAAGGCGAGGGTAAGAATCTAGCGTTGTTAGATATTCGTTTTGCAAGAACAATAAATAGAATTCAACAAGCAGTTTTACAAGAACTTAATAAAATAGCTATTATACATTTAGTTTTATCTGGTTTAGAAGACGAAATAGATAATTTCACAATTACTATGAATAATCCGTCAACACAATCAGAGATGTTACGGATTCAAAATCTTCAAACAAAGGTTACTTTGGTTAAGGACGCTACTTCGGATATTGGTAATGGTTTCAGTGTAATGTCATTAACTAAAGCTAGAAGAAGTATTCTTGGTTGGAGTGATGAGGAATCTAAACAGGATTTCCTTGAACAGCGTATGGAAAAAGCTGCTTCAGCTGAATTGGAAAACACGGCTAACGTAATTAAACACACTGGTATTTTTGATAAAGTTGATAAACTTTATGGTGATATTGAAGTTGCAAAACAAGGTGGTGCAGCACCTGAAGGTGGCGATGAAGCTGGTGGTCCATCAGGTGGTGGTGGCGGTGGCTTCGGTGGTGGCGGCCTAGGTGGTGGTGACATCGACTTTGGTGCTGGTGATTTGGGCGAATTCGGTGAAGCTGAAGGTGAAACTCCTGAAGCTGGTGGTGAAACTCCTGAAGCTGGTGGTGAAATCCCTGAAGCTGGTGGTGAAACTCCTGAAGCTGGTGGTGAAACCCCTGAAGCTGGTGGTGGTGAAATTGCTGAAAACTTGGATAAGATAAGTAATTTATTGACTGAGAGGGCTGAATTGTTGACCAATGACCTTAGAGCTAAGACTAAAAAATATCAAACAAATTATTATAATAGGTTGGTTGAATCTTTGGATACCAATAGTCTTGAACAAAAAATATTAAATAACAAGGTTAAGGTTTTTGATAAAGGTTTAAAACTAAATGAGGAAATTGATTCAGTTTTAAGGGAAATTGATAAACTTTCAACTGACAAAGGTGAATAACTTTTACGTATTATGTTGATATTTAATTAAAAAGAGTTAATTATGCAAAATTTCGGAATAACTAAAAATCTTTTCAAAGAATTCTTAGTTGAAAAGCTATCAACAAAGAAACCATACGATAAGTCTAAATTCAAAGCGGTTATTAAAACCTTAAAAGAAAACAAGATACTTAAAACACAATTCAATGTTTATTCAAACATTGAAAACTTATATGAATCAAATGATGTTAACATATATGAATATATAAATGATAACATCTCACTTTTCAATGACTTTACTGAAAAGGATATTAAAGAAGCTAATAAGACGTTCAATAAGTTAGTTACTGAGTTTGTTGGTGATTTTAAAGTTGATTCCGATAAATCTGATTTATATGAATCAATTGATTATCTTATAACCAATAAACCGTCAAATAGTTCAATAAATAAAAGAACAGCTAAAAAACTTTATATAAAGGAATATGTAAAGGCCAATAAAGTTATTGAGCGGTCAGACAAGGAACCAGTACCTTTGGGTATGTTATCAAAAGTGATGGTTGATAAGTTCAATAGAAAATATGAGTCTTTAGACGAGAATGAGAAATTAATGATTAAATCATTAATGGTCAATGACCCATATGCTAAACTCAAAATATTTCAAACAACAAAAAACGAATGTGTTGACCTTGTTGATTCACTTATGGAAAATGCCGATGATGACCTTAAAGGTAAACTATCATTAACAAAAACCAAATTAACTGAAATGCAATTTGATGGTGATGACTTCACTAATTTAATAACCAAACTGGTTTCATTAAAGAATAAATTAATGTCTTAAATATGAATTACGTTATTGACCAAAAGACTGTATCTGATATTGACGTAAAAGTAATTAATAGTTTTGATTTGGAGTCTCAAACAAACTATAATTCATGGTCAATTATTTTTGATTGTGATAATATTTCTTGCAAACAAATCAGAACACCAATGGAATATAACGGTTTTTTAATGAGATATTCATCTAACAGTGAAACAGGTGTACACTATAACGATTCTGAGTATGAAATACTTAATGTTAAGGACGGTGAAATTATGAACCTTGAAACTGGTGAAACATACAGGAAGGGTGATATTTTAGTTATTGATAAAAATGAAAAACACAATATAAAAGCTATATCTGAAGCATATGTTTTTTGTGTTATGACGAAGTATCAATCAGTTGTTGATAAATTGGTCAAATGATTTGACAATACCAGGTATTTTTCTTATTATTAACGTAAAATTTAATAATGGAAAAAATCGGTAAAAAATTCAGTCTTAAAGATTTCAAAAACTATAAAGTATCATATGGTACTGTTGATAGCACCGCAAACCAATCAATATATATGAATATATCAACTTGGGTTGAACCAATGATTATTGATATTGACGCTAAGAAAACAATTTCAAATCTAAATAAAACAATTAAACGGTCAGTATATAATAGTATTGATAAATCAACTTTTGATGGTAGTTATATCATAGATGTTGATATACGTGAGTCTGGATTCAGATACGGTAAACGTAGTTTTATGTCTTCGAATATAACATTGTATACTAACACAACAGTTACCGATATTAAAGATTCAATAATCTCATTATCAAATTGTATTATAAACGATTTAAATAAAGAATTTAATAATACACTTTCTTTCAAAAAAACCAAAAACTAAACTCTTTATACTTATTTGACATATTTATCAATAAATGATAGGTATGTCAAATAAATATAATATTATCCAACCTAATGTCTTAAGAGCCAATGAAACTGGATTTGGTTATCTGATTGAGCATGACGCTGGTTATATCTCACCAGAAGACAAAAGAAATTTACCATTCATCAATGAGATGAAAAAACTTGAGTCTGGTGACCGAGTTATAACTGAACCATATTATGTCTATGCCGTGTTACAAAAATATGGTGTGAAGAATCGTAATGGTCGTGTCTATCCTGAAGACATTTTAAAAAAACAAGTCACAGTATATCAAAAATTAGTTGATGAGCGAAGAGCCATAGGTGAATTGGACCATCCAGATTCCACTGTAATTGCTGGTGATAGAGTATCACACAATATTGTTGAAATGTGGTGGGAAGGTAATGTGTTGATGGGTAAATTGGAAATTCTAATGACACCAGGTTTTATTAACCTAGGAATTGCTTCAACTCTTGGTGACCATGTTGGTAATCTATTAAGACATAAAATTAAAATCGGTGTCTCATCAAGAGGTGTTGGTTCCGTTGAAGATGTGCATGGTGTACAATTGGTACAAAACGATTTTGAATTGGTATGTTGGGATGTTGTTACAAACCCTAGCACCCCTGGTTCATGGATTTTTCAAGACATGAATAAGTCAAATGAATTCAAATCAGAAAAGATTAATGAGAATAAAAATAAAATAATTAAAGGTCTTGATGATTTCCTTTTGGGATAATTATCAGATATTTTAATACAAAATTAAACTTTGTTAAATTATAACATATTTATAAACAACAGCGTTCTTTGTTAAATTAATAATAAACATAATCAGAGCCTACCTTAACTGGATGTGCCAACCTGATTATTATAACAATATCGTTCGGAACAAACGATTACAGACGTGGAGCAAAAATAAGTCCATTATAATTATAATGGCATAAGCAATGAAACGTTTAAAATTCTTAATTAGATATATTTAATTAAGAAGCCCATATACAATAAAATGTATATAGGTAGTTCACAAACAAGTGAATGTTGCACATTTTTTGACTTTTCATAAAAGTGTGCATATTTATTTATAGGTAAAAATAAAATTTTATATCCAACTATTAAAAAAATGGAAAAAAACAAAAAAACAATTGCAGATGAAGCGCTAATGGACATTGAAGTCATTAAAGCAGCTTTAACAGAAAACGCAAAAGAAATACTTCGTTCTGTGACCAGAGAAGAAATTGATGATGTTATTAAGGAATCTTTAAATGAAGAAGATTTCGAAGAAGAAGAGGTAGACGCTGAAATGTCTGATGAAATGCCTGACGATGAGGAAGGTGCTGAAGACATGGAGGATATCGATGCTGACTCTGAAGGTGAAGAAGATGAAGACGACATGGAAATCACTGACGTTGAAATCGAAGATGAGCCTGAGAGTGAAGAAGACTCAGAAGATATGGGCGATATTGAAATGGATATCGATGATGTTGAAATGGGTGATGATAGCGAAGAAATCGATTTAACAGATGCTTCTGACGATATGGTAATTTCTGTTTACAAGGAATTATCAGGTGAGGATGAAATTGAAGTTGTTGGTGATGAGATTCACTTAAACGTTTCTGAACCAGGTGAGTATATCCTAAAACCAAAATCCGCTGGCATCGATATGGATGCTGATGTTGAAATGGATACCATAGCTATGGAAGAAGAGGAGATGGAAGAAGGGATGTACAACGAAGGTGAAGAAATGGATGAAGTTGTTTACGAAGTTTACATGGATGAAGAAGAAACTATGGAAGAATCTTACGAAATGGATGAAGAAGAAACAATGGAAGAAGGTGAAGAAGTTATGGAAGAAGAAGAAATGATTGATGAAAAAATCAGAGTAAACCATGTACAAGGTAAACAAGCTGGTAATGAACATCAACCAAAAGTTCTTGGAGCTAAAAACCTTAAAGAATCAAAGACTTCAGAATATGAAAAATTGTTGGCTGAAGCAAACAAACTTAAGAAAGAAAATGAATTGTTCAAGCAGAACCTTTCAACTTTCAGAAAGATGTTGGCTGAAACAGCAGTTTACAATTCAAACCTCACAAACGTAACAAGAATTTTCTTGGAGCATGCAACAACAAAATCTGAAAAGCAAGCAATTATCAAGAGATTCGATGATGAAGTTAAGACAGTAAAAGAATCAAAAGCTCTTTATAAAAAGATTGTTGGTGAACTTGGTTCAAAACCATCTTTGACCGAGAGTGTAAGTAATGTTGATAAAAACATGACTTCAGGTTCTTCAAATCTTAATTCTCAAACTGCTTACGTAGATAATGAAACTTCTCGAATCAAAGAATTGATGGAGAGAGTTGAAGGTAGAAAGTTACTATAAAAAATAATAAATAAAAAAATAACAACGACAATTAAAAATTAAAAAATTATGTCACACTTATTAAACTCTGGTTCAGTTGGAAATATCGGACTTAACCACATGAAAGAAGTAAGGAAAAAAGTACAAGAAAAGTGGGATTCTACAGGCTTCCTTACTGGTCTTCAAGGACACATTAAAGAAAACGTTGCTCAGTTATTCGAAAACCAAGCTGGTAGCTTGTTGACCGAAAACACTGATGCTACTTCTTCAGGTTCTTTTGAAACAGTAGTATTCCCAATCGTAAGAAGAGTATTCTCTAAACTTCTTGCAAATGATATCGTATCAGTACAAGCAATGAACTTGCCAATCGGTAAATTGTTCTTCTTTGTACCTGTTACATCTTCTAGAGTAGACGCATCTGGTGCTGCTGGTGACCCTTATGGTTCTGTACCATATAACGGTTCTTACTCAGCACATACTGGAATGAATCAACTACCTGATTGTGTGGTGAATGGTGCTTCTTGCCCATCTACTAGCTTTTTAGCTAAAAACCTTTATGATTTATTCTACAACGATGGTTTGTTTGATAACTCAAAGGGTACCTTAACTATTAAGTCATTTACTGGTGCTACTCAAGTTACTAAAGTCGCTTTGGGCGCTAACGGTGAGTTTAGTGTAATCGCTCCAGCGGCTACTTTAGCAACAGCAACTGATGGTTCTGTACGTGAAGTTATTTTACGTGTATCAGGATTTAGCTCAACAAATAAAGGTCGTTTAACTGGTCCAGATGGTAATACTATGGATACTGAGTCTTTCTTGGCCTCATTAATGGTATTTAACGCTGGTTCAGCAATACTTGACGCTAATGGTGATGAAATTATCCCGAATTTGGGTAAAGTACCATTTAGGGTTGTAACTCAAAAATACGGAAAGGGTATTGTTGAATATGATGACATCTGTGACAGTGCTGGTCACATCTATTTAGGTGCTGACCTTACTCATCCAGTTGATATCAATGCTGCTACGACAACTTTCGATGGTTACATCGGTATGTCAGCCACAACTGCTAGTGCAACAACATTTGCTGTAGCATGGGCTGAGTACGCAAGCCTTGAGTTCGAAACTGAAATGGGTGAAGTTTCTTTCAGACTTGACGATGTTGTTGTGTCTGTAGAAGAAAGAAAATTGAGAGCTACTTGGTCTCCAGAATTGGCACAAGATGTTAGTGCATTCCACAACATCGATGCTGAAGCTGAATTGACAGCGTTGCTTTCTGAGCAAATTGCATCTGAAATTGACCGTGAAATCCTTAGAGATTTGAGAAGTCTTGGTGCATGGCAAATGAGATGGGACTATTACGGATGGAGAAAAGCGTCTAGCGCATCTAACGCTTACACCCAGAAGGATTGGAACCAAACTTTGATTACCAAAGTTAACCAAATCTCAGCTCAAATCCATAAGTCAACACTTAGAGGTGGTGCTAACTTCATCGTAGTATCTTCAGAGATTTCTGCAATCTTCGATGACCTTGAGTACTTCCACGTAAGTGATGCTTCTCCAGAGCAAGACCAATACAACATGGGTATTGAAAGAATCGGTTCATTGGGAGGACGTTATCAAGTATACCGTGACCCATATGCACCAGCATACTCAATGATTATCGGTCACAAAGGAAAGTCATTGTTGGATACAGGTTACATCTACGCACCATACGTGCCAATGCAACTTACCCCAACTATGTACAATCCATTCAACTTCGCTCCAGTGAAGGGAATTATGACACGGTATGCGAAGAAAAGCGTGAATAACCGCTTCTACGGACATGTTCGTGTAGATGGTGTTCCAACATTCAACGTAGCTGAATTGAGATAATAAAACTCAAAATAATCAATGAAAAGAGGGTCAAAATTGACCCTCTTTTTTTTATATGTACAGTAATTTGGTTTAAAAATAAATGGGTTAAAACTTGATTCACCTGATATTTATGTATATATTTGCATAAATAAATTAAAAGATGGGTAAGAAAGTCATACTAAGCGATAAAGATATATCTGATATTATCAGACTATATAAAGATGATACAATTGGTGTTGAATCGTTGGCTAAGAAGTTTAATGTTGGTAAATTAAAGATAAAGTCAGTTTTAACGGAAAATAATATACCAATTAAAAAACGTGGCGCTCAAACAACCGTTGGTAACAGTTCAGAAATTGAAAAATCACATGTTATTATGTATGAAACAAATAATGTTGATAAAAAATTAGTTGCTATATGTAAAATAACTGATACAGTTTTTGAAGATGTGAATAATCGTTCAGGGGCATTAACCAATCATATTTTATCAACATATGGTGATGTTCCAATACCAACAAATACATATCAACGAAAAAAATATGAAAGAGAGTATGGTAAAAAATGGTTTGAAGAGTATTTTGATATTAAAGAAATAGATAAACCTAAAACGAGAAAATGTAAGTTATGTGATTGGGAAACCGTAGATATTGATAATAATTCTGGTAGTTTTGAACAGCATTTGGTCAATAATCATAATATTACATTATTAGAATATCTGGAGGGTTTTCCTGAAGACATTAAATACCATTCAAAATATGATAAACTAAAACACAGATTAAACCCCAATAATCATATTATATGTAAGGTATGTGGTAAAAAAATGGGTTATTTAACAGCGACACACTTATCTACACACAACTTGACTTTAACTGACTACAAGTTAAAATATCCTAAAAGTGACGTATTATCTAACGAATATAGGGATAATTTAAAAGAGCGTTATGATGAACATTTAAAACATTACGAACCAACTTACTCAACTAAGCCACAGGAGGAAATTTATGAATATATTAAAAGTTTAGGTTTTAAAGTTAAAAAGAATGATAAAACACTATTAAACGGTACCGAAATAGATATTTTAATGAAGGATAAGCTCATTGGTATCGAATACAATGGTTTATATTATCATAGAGAAGGTATGGGTAAAGATAGAAACTATCATTTAACTAAAACTAAATTAATGGAAAGTTGTGGTTATAGTTTGATACATATATTTGAAGATGAATGGTTAAATAACAAAGATTTAATTCTTAACAAGATTTCACACTTACTGAATGTTAATAATATGAAGTCAATAGGTGCCAGAAAATGTAATATAAAACAAATAGACGCATATATTAAATCAGATTTTTTAAATACCAATCATATTCAAGGTAATGATAACTCAAACATTTATTATGGTGCATATTATGACAATATATTAGTTGCTATTATGTCTTTTACAAATAAAAGGAGTATGAATGGTAAATCTGATAGTTATGGTGAATATGAATTATCTAGATTTGCAACGAATATTAACTATAGGGTCGTTGGTGTCGCTGGTAAGTTATTAAAACGATTTATCAAAGATTATCAACCCAATAATATAATAAGTTTTGGTGATAGGCGATGGGTGCTTAACGGTGAAGAAAATATGTATACTAAATTAGGTTTTAAATTGACCAAGACTTATTCACCAGATTACAAATATTATAATCCTAAAATAGCCAAAAATAAACGTTTTCATAAATTTGGTTTTGGTAAATCGTCTTTAAGAAAGAAATATCCAGAGTTGGATTTCACAAAGACTGAGAAAGAGTTGATGACTGAATTGGGTTATGATAGAATTTGGGATTGTGGTTTATTCAAATATGAACTCATATTAAATGGTAACCAACAATAACGCCAATATTTAACAGAACACCTAATACAAATTGTATTGTTCTTGATATTGGTGTCATGAATTTGGTTGTTTTGGCAACGCTTGAGGTGCTTTGGTCCCAAAATCGTTTATGATATATTGTTGGGTCAAGGTTATTTCGTGTCATGTACATAAAACCATTGTGTATGAATGAGAAAGTTAGCGCACAACCAATTACACTTATAAGTGTTAGCCACCAACTCATACCAGTGAAAAATAGTAATAAACCACCCATTAGTAGGACAATAGCTCTTTGTATTGCGAATATTATATGTTCTTCAACGTCTGGAAACCAATCATAGAATCTGGAACCGATTTTAACATGCCAATATATTGCTTCTCTCCAACCTTCAAAAGCTGAATAAGCGATAAAGAATGTTAATAGTATTAAATTCATTTAATGAATTTTTAATTGCCATTTTCTGATGAATTTGACAATTTTATTAAGTGTTGTGTTCTTCGGGTCTTCACCAACAATCATTATAAATGGGTTAAGTATTAAACCATTTGCGATATACCATAAACCAGCGATGATTGGGTAAGCTGCAATTGCGATACTTAACCAATATAAGACCTCATTAGCTGTGTAGCTAATTGACGGTAATTGTGATGTCATGAATAACGAACCAGCAATAACTGAAAGAGTCATTATTCTACCAACTCTGGTAAACATCCATTTAATTGGTCTTGGTGTTTTATCAAAAAACGCTTTTATTTTATCCCAATTTTTCATAATTATGTTTTATTATAAATATCAGGTAAAAGGTTTAAAATTAGATTATATAATATATCTGTTTACCATTTGAATGCTCATAATAGATTTCATTACCATTAATATCGTATTTATGTTTAGCCCAATATCCATTTGAATGCTCAAAATAGATTAAGTTACCATTAGTATCATAATCACGTTTATCCCAATATCCTTTTGAATCCTCATAATAGATTACATTACTATCGGAATCATAATCACGTTTTTCCCAAAATCCATTTGAATACTCACAATAGATTCTGTTACCATTAATATCGTATTCACGTTTTTCCCAATATCCATCTGAAGTCTCAAAATAGATTTCATTACCATTGGTATCATATTCACGTTTATACCAAAATCCAGTTGAAGTCTCACAATAGATTTCATTACCATTGGTATCAAATTCTTGTTTTATAATTTCACTCATAGTATTACATAAAGTTCTTTGTTAAATAATAAATCATTAACATAAAAAGGTTCAGTCAAGTCATATTCAATGTATTTTGAGTGTTTAAATCTATGTGCAATTAAATTAGCTTTACGAGTAACCTCCAATTTATCCTCTTTGTATTCGTTAGATATTACGATGATTTCGTTATTATCATCAACATATTCAAACGTTATGGTTTTTCTACAGAACGTGGTAGTTATATCACATTCAATTGGTAACCCACGACTATCATATATTATAGTTATTGATATGTCAGACAATATAATATTAATAATATTATCTGAATATCTAATGTTAATCCAACCATTATCTACTGAAATGACTCTATTTTCATCATCGGTTATAACCTTATGAGAAAGGCTTATTTGTAATTTAATGCTTGATAACGAAAATAAATTAATATTTTTGGCTATTAGGTATAGTGAATTTGGTATCAAATTACCACATATATTCGTGGTATACATCGAAGTCAATGTATCATTAATCATTAATCGGTAGTGATTTTAGTTAATTTAACCTTCAATAGCTCTCTAGCTTCTGTTCTCGTTTTACCCAAAGCAAAGTCACCTTTATCTGAATCATTATTAAAATAGTGCCCAACAGATTCTACAGTCATAGCACACCAAAGTTTTGAGTATGTGTTGTAGTGGTATAGAAAATTGTAATCTTCTTTCATAATATGAATTTTAGTTAATAATTGTGAACCACAAATATATAAAAAAATGGTGAGATTACAAATCTCACCATCGATTAATCACATTTTGGTTCCACAACTTGGGCAGAATTTAAAGTTTGGTTTAACTTTTTTCCCACATTCGTGGCAATAAGTCCTAGTTTTTAATTCAAAAACTGTTGTTGGTTTCGTTGATTCTGGCATGACTTTGAATTCAATATTCAAGAATGGGTAGGTATTGAATTCTTTATCAACAGTTTCAAATTGTTGTTCAGAGGTTGAACCCATCTCAACTCTACCAGTTTCCATCGATTTTGATGCCTTAACTGGTTCAGGATTTATCGCTGCGGAATAAAATATTGTTTCTGATTGTGAATTATAGATTGTGTAATCAGTATTTGGTGTGCCATATATTGGTTGATTCCATTCATTATATATTCGATATGTGGATATTGGTTTTACCCAAGTTATGTTAATTGGTATAAATTCATGATAGAATGATACTTTAATATTACCATTATTAGCAATAGCTTTCTTAACCTCTTCAGTGTTATTAACATCATAGGTTTCAAATTTAAACTTTTTTGCTATATCAATATATCTATCAAGAAAGACTCTTTGACCTGGATTTAATATCAAACCACTTTGACTTATCAACTTACCGTTAATTTCAATTTTAGCCAATATAGGTTCTGTTTTTGGATTAAACAATTCAATTTGAAACTCAGTACCGTCTTTAAGGTAATAAGTTGGTTGTTTTGAGTTTTGATTATAGACTTTAAGTCTGTTTTTGTTGATGGCCAGATTAGCCGTTGGTTCTGGGAATGGAGAATTCCCATTAGTGAAAATAGATTGTTTCATACTAATTAAATTTATAATAATTATTATTTTTCATTACTATTCCAACTTAATCATTACCTTTAAGGTAATTCAAACGCCCACAACTGACGCAAAGCTGAAATAACTTTAACTATTATTAAATATAATCAATTACGTTTTTTTGTCAAGAGAAATCTAAATTACCATTACAAATTGTAACGGTTGAACAACGATATTCGTTATCTATTCCGCTTAAATAATATATATCGCCACTGTAACATTCATTATTATAATGGTATGGTTTGAAACCTGTGAATTTGGTATCAAAATCAATATATTTGCCCAATAATTGACTAAGTGTATCAGTAGCGTCTGAACAATTTTCGAATAATAAATTATCCAAATTATTATTTATTAGTTTTTCAATTTCCCTTCCTCTTTCAGTTGTAATCATGTCATAACGTTTTAATTTCATCTAGCAATTCAAAAACCCATTCTGGTGGTTCTTCATTTGGATTATTTTTATTCATTGGAGAATCTTTGACCCACTCAGCCACATCACCAAGAATATTAAAGTCATACTTATCATAGTAACCATTATTTGTTATTATGTCAAGCCATTTATTCCAAGTTGGTTTATAACCCATATTGACCAAATCAATAATAAACCCTTTAATAATTGGGTCATTAATATTTTCCAGTTCCGATTTGTCAATGTGTTTTGATTGTGATTTTTTATAATCTGAATAATTAAAATTGAATAGTTTATCCAATTCTTGTCTCATTTTTGCGCCTGATTGTGTTAAAGATGTTCGTTCAAGATTTTCATAACCGTATTTCTTTGCCAAATAAATCATTAATATTTTCCCATAACCTTTACCACCTTCAAGTGCTTCAATCAGTGATATTGTAATTTCGTCATTATAGTCAACATAATCAACCTTAGCCAATGGTTTATTGGTTTCTTTATCATACATTATTGCCGTATAATTATCTTGGCCATCGATATGTCCAGTATGTTCATCAGTGAATTTATAGTCATTTAGTATTGCAAAAGGTTTACCTTTCTTAACTTTTGACCAATCCTCTTGATATAGTTTATGGAGTTCTTCGTTTAATATTTTTCTTACTCTACTCATTACTGACCATATCTTAATTCTGATTGACTTACAATGTCAAAAAATAACACCTCATTTAAAGTAGTAACCTCTAAATTACTTGTTACCTTTATATCGACATAGTATGTATTAGGTATCATACTGGCAGTATCTAATAAAAAGTAATTATGGTTATTAGCCAATTCAATTGGTTGATAGTCAATTATTGTCAGGTCATTTCTACCTTCTTTAACATATACTCTATATTCAGCGCTGTCAATTCTTTGTTCTTGATTAACGGTGTATGGTATTTTAGTTTTAAGTATTACTTTTCTAATATCACCACGTTTGATTCTTTCACCTCTTTGTATTCCAGATGCCACGACACCTACTTTCTTTGGTAATGAATCGTTATCACCAATGTTGTACCAACCCATTGAGTCTTTCAATGCAAAATCTAATGTGACGTTAGGTCTATTGATACCATTTATTGTTATACCAGACCATACATCGGTAAACATGAAATCTTCAGTATAATCATTTGTCGTTGGTACGTTTATGTCAATTTTATAAACGCCCTTTGTTACATGTGTAACGTCACTTGGTGTATATGCTGAGAATACGTCACCATTATAATCATAAACGGTTACCGCTGGTATTGAATCCAAGTTTGTTGGCGTACCACCCAAATTAACATATAGATATAACTCATTGTCTTTATCTAGATAGAAATCGTGTCTATCATCATTTATATGGTCAGCATACGTTGTTTCAACAAATGGTTCATAAATACTTTGTGTGTGTCTGGTAAAGAAACCGACATATTGATATTCAACAGTACGTAAATTTTCATACTCTTGTTGATACGCTAATACTAGACCATTATTTGTATTACCAGTTAATAGACCATTAACATAATCGGTAATATCCATTTCAAGGTTTTCATTACCTAATTCAAAATGTTGTGAAGCTATTGTGATGCCACTGGTAGCTCCAGTTACAACACCTGATTCTGTCCACGCTGATAGTGTTGTTGCTTGAAACCAGTTGGATGGGCTTGCAGCCAATGCTGATTGACCCAATACGTAAGTACAATTAGCATAATCATAGCCAACACCTTCATCCCAATATTGGTTTATTGGAAATAATATTAAATCAAATGAAGATGAACGCTTTTTACCATCACACGTATCCTTGCCCAATAATTCTTTATCTAATGACCCAGTATTGGTCATTTTAAGCGTATGTGTCATCTTAGTTATATCTGGATAGGTTCCACCAGTATAAAACGATTTAAGGCGCTCTACGTCAAAATAAAACAGGTATCTGCTATATGTTTGCGTCAATGTACTACCAGTTCCACCACCATAATATAATTCGGTTACTGGGTTTCTGGATGTATTGGTGTATTCATCCAGTATTATTGTATTGTCTTTGTCAAAGAAAGTTCTAATTACCATTTTTTTATCTTTACATATAAATATAAAACAAACGTAATTAGTTCACCTTTATATTCTTTGATAGCATAGTTTCTACAGGGTATTCCAAATATTCTTTAAGATAATTTTCACCATCAACAGCTGATGGCTTAAGACCTGGGAATCGATGAACGTGATTCATAAACGCCAACTCCAATTTTTTAAGATAATCCAATAACGTATCACCAAAAACAACTGGATGAGCATTTTCGATTATATTCAATAATTCTTCATCTGAAATATAGTTTTCGTTATTACCTAATATATAATCTCTATCAGTATCTGAATGACCTAAGATATTGATTTTATCAGAAACAATATTAATGACGCTACCATTTTTAGTATTATTACCTCCACTACCATCGGTTGCTGTTGGTTTTGTTGGTGAAAACTCTTGTCCTGATAAATTAAAGTTATAACCACCTTGACTGAACCCGTTTGAGCCACCTGTTTGGTTAGAGTTTTGTTTTTTAGCTATTGGGGCATCGAATCTGATTTGAATATATGATGGGTTTTTTGAATTGAAAACGAGATTGTTATTTAATTCATGTTGTCCAGCACGTATGAGTGTTTCATTCACCTTTAAAATTATATCAGCATTGTCTCTACCTTGTAGTGCTATATCCTCTCTTTTTGGAAATACACCAATGGCTGATTTAAGTGTATCGATATCTAAATTTGGACTTACTGGTGATATTGCTAAACTGGCTAAAGCTGTTTTATCGACAGTATCTTTGAATAAATTTGCTGGGCTTGAGATTATTGGTCCAAAATATAATCTATCTGAGTATCTATTTGCTGGGTCTAATAAAATGATAAAGACCATTTCACCAACTTTTGGTACTATATTAACATGTTTTGGTAATAATGGGTAACAATTGGGTAATTGTGAATTAGCTAGGTCTTTATCAAAGACGTTTGAGTCAATCCGACATCTTATTAGGTTTGGGTCAGCATTGAATTGTTCATCTGATTTTTTTTGAGCTTCGTTGGTGGTATCAATAGCAACTTTACCAACAATAGTTACAACACCGATTTGTATTGTTGCACTTTGCAGGTTATAGTTGAAAGCATTACCTATTCCAGTTGAAAACTTAGTGCTCATTATTACGTTCTTTTAATATTCTATTGATTTTAGCAAATTCTTTTTCTAAGTCAATTAGTTTGTCATAATCTTTTAATATTTTACTTTTCAACGACTCATGTTCATTGTAAAGTTCTTTTGCTTTAACAACTAAATCATTATTTGATTTGAATTCCAATTTTTCCATAACTCAGTTAATTTATTGTGCCACACCATTACTTTCTGTAATATTGATATTTGTACCAACAACGGTTACAGGTCCACCACCATTTGCACCACTTGCATTTATAATCATAGCACCAGGGTCAATTACGCTACTTATTTTCATTTCAGTTTGTATGGCATTGACTATTTCTTCCATTCTTATAAGTTCTAATGCTGTCATAACATTATTACCTTCTTGAAATATTTCACCGTTAACAGCGTCTGATTCTGAAAATCTGGAAATAACTCTTGCAGCAATATCACGAGCGCTAAGACCTGGTCTTAGTTTAGCACCGATAAAAATTAACGGTGGTGGTAATGTATCTGCTGGTTGTTTCATTAATGAGAAAGCTGATAGCAATATTTTTAAGATATTACTCATAGAACTGAAACTACCGTTAGATGTCGTTGATTTCTGTGGACTTCTATTACATTCAGCCATGATTAAAAAGTTATTGGACTATTTTCGCGAATCATTCTTATCACGTCCTGTGGTACACCGACAAGACTTAATAAGATGGCTAATTGAGCGTTTGCCTTTTCTTTCAACGCCTCAACTTGATTTGCGGCAATTAATTTTGTTATATATTTAAGTACTAATTGTAATAATATTGTTATTATTTTATCTCTAATAACATTAATTATTCTTTGTATAAGTACTTTATTCTGTTTAAGTAAATCTATAGGATTTGTAAATTCCGCACCAAATCCATGAACAATCTTATAGTTCAATAAGAATATTGAAATAACCTTTGGTCCTAATATAGCATTAACATAGGCTTTAATTAATGATTTGAACATAAGCCCCATAAAATCCAATTGAACAGCATATTCATCAACAGGGTCACCAGCAAAACTGGATACGTGGTTGGCCATATCATTAAGATTGGTTCTAATAACTTCATGTTGTTCAAATCTTGTACCAGCTGACACAGAAGTAAATTGTTCTTTTAGTGCTGTTAAGAATTCGATTGGCATATTTACATCAACATCACCACAGGTTTTAATTTGTCTAATACCGTTACGTCTATTTGTTGCAGCTTCTTTTATATCCTGTAATTGTTCATTTGTGAACTCAAAATAAGTGTCATCGATAACATAATCGTCATCAGCATTGGTAATACATTCAATGACAGCATTAATTTTTTCTTCCATTTCCAATTGTGATTCACTCTTATTCACTGATAGATTAAAAGAAACACTACCGAATAAACCATCAATTAATTTGGTTATAAGTTGTGTTGATGGAAACATTGTTAGACTGTCAATAAAGTCATTATTTAGGTCAGTCAATGTACGGGTATCGTATGCTGGGTCAGCTTTAATTGTTAACGTATTATATGGCACGTTTGAACCTTGGTTGAATTCAAAGGTTAAAATTCCTTGCCATGAATATTGTGTACCTTCGTCTTGAATAACGTAATATAAGAAAGTATTAAAATCAGTTGAGCCAGTTTGTGCTGCGATATCTTCATAAATAAGATTACCAGCTTGTGTTGTTGGGTCGGTTTTTAATATTTCAAAGAAATCGATTTTCTTTACTTGTATCTGTATACCAGAGCCAGTACTTTGTAACCATGATGGTAATGATGGGTCAACACCACAGGATGTGAGGCTTTTTAATTGGACCTTTAAAACGTCTTTAACAACGTCTTCCATTGTTTCTGACGCATATGATAGTATATCAACTAAAGTGTCCCTAAGTTCTTCAAAACCAGTTAATGATAATATAAGGTCTATTAAGAATTGTTGTGGGTCAGCTGAATTGTTGATTGATGGGAATGAGTTATTTATCTTTAGCTGAGGAAAATCATCAGTTAAAGTACGTAACGCTGAAATGTTACCAAATACCTTTTCTTTGTCCTTTAATATTGGCATTATTCGTCATCTTGATTTTTTGTCTTGCTTCGTTCTTCAATCATTTTTCTAACCATGCTGAAATCATCCAATTTTACCTCACCGCCTGAAGCGTTTGCTAACGTTGCGGCAACATCACCAGCATGTTTTATTGAGTCATTCTGTAATCTAGCAATTTCCAACTTAACCTTTATATTTGCAGTTTTTTCTTTAATTGCATCAGTTTTGGCCTTTGAAATCTTTGTATAATCATCAACATCGACAGGTTCTGCTGAAGTTGATAGTTCGGTTATTGTTGATTGTGCGTCTCGTATATTTGCACAGGCTTCATTATAAACCTCCTGTAATACACCTTCTAAACTGGTTATATTATTTATTTTGACTTGTTGTTTCTTTTTGCGTGGCATGATTATTCAATTTATATATATAAATATCGTATAATCAATAATTTATTAAAGGTCACCATTATCGATACCATCAAATTTTATCAAACCATACATTACTTTATATCTTTTCATTGAGTGTCGTATATCTTTGGTCGATAACCCAGAGATGTTTCGCATTATCTCCAATATTGCGATTTTATTGTATTTGTTACCTTCACTTAATGCTTTTAGTATTGTTTCACGTTCTGTCAATATGGTAATTAAGGTATTACCAACCTTTTCCTCAATATCGGTTAATTTTCTAATATCGCCATTATTTGATGCGATTATTTCTTTTTTTATTCCAGTAATTAAATTTTCGATAAATTTATCCAGATTAATATCTGTGGATTCCATTTCATATTGATATTCATCAGTTGTTTCTAAATATCCCTTTACGTTATCCCAAGAATCAAACTTTTTTAAAGTTTTGTCATCATCGATAAGTCTACCAATCAGATAACGCTTAATAATTGTCCCATAGTAAGAATAAGCTTTTGTATTCTTTGTACCATCAAATTTATCCGCTTTCATTATTAAGTTGCTGAGAGCATCAGCATGCAATTCTTCAAATGATATGCCTTCTCTATAGAGCTTGTATCTTTTTATGATGTATTCCACCATCTTATTCAGAGGCTCCCTTAGGTGTTTGTTATAGATTATGTTACGTTCAGTTTGTGACTCTGAGCTAACATAATCTATAACTGCTTGTTCTTGCTCTGGGCCGAAATAGTTATTAGATGTTTTTTTTCGTCCCTTTGCCATATTATTGATTTAAGCTTCGTATTTTATTTTTCTATCTTCTGACCAATAATATTCTTTTTTAGCTTGGTCAAGCCACCATTTTGACTCAACAGGGTTAAGCTCTGAAGTATATGAATGAAATAATGAACCTTCGCGCATATTGGTGTGCTTATAACCGAATTTCGGTATTGTCATTACTTTGGCGTCATTATATGTCATTCTAAGTAGGAATTCATAAATAAATGTCAATTTAATTGACGGTTTGAATCCACCAAAATTGTCGAATAGTTCTTTTTTGATTACCATACCATCAATATTAAAATTTTGATACGCCAACAAAGCACCATTATCCAACATACCCATTTCATCTGAGAATCTATATGCCCATACAGCTTCGTTTGTTGTACCAACAAATTGCCCATTACCATCAACGTCAGCGATTATTGGTAAGAATACATCCACTTCTGGATAAGCTTCTTTATATTCGACAACATTCTTAAACCAGATTTTAGCATATTCATCATCATATTCCAATATTGAAAGGTAGGTCGTTTCAACTTTGGATACACCAAAATTAACTTGACTACAGAAATCTGTTTCACCGTCATTTTCCAACACCTCAAAGATTGTTTTATTTTCACCAAAATCATAGGTTGACATATATTTGAATGCGTCACCCCCTTTTGGTACAACAATAAGTACCTTATCAGGCATTATTGTTTGTAGATTAATACTTTGAATTGCTATATCAAATAACGGTTTAGTGTTATCATTCAATTCATGTACGGGTAATATTACCGTTACGTCAGTTTTATTGCTCATTTGTTTCAGTTTTAGTTTCTTGTAATTGATTTGTTTTTTCCATTAGAGTTTCAATCTCAGCAATTCTATTAGCTACTAAATTGTTATAAACAACCTCTAATTTATCTTTTTGTGCATCTGGTGTGTAATGACCTCTTGACGTTTCCATACCATCTAGGATTTCAGCTGGTTCGCTATCTTCTAAATAAAGTTTAAGATATCTACCTATTAGTTCTGGTATGTTCTGTGTAGTATTCGTCCAAATACCGTTATCTTTAACAATTGGGTAACCATCAGCATCTTTAGTTTCCATCCATTCAGGTAGAATGTTTGGCATTTTACCGATTACTGGTGTTCTACACTCCATAGCTTCGATTGGGAATGTACCAAAACCAGATAAGTCATCAACCCATACCGCTAAGCAAGATTCAGCCAATTCTTGCGCAAATTGTTTTCTTGGTAACCCTCTAAGTTCTTTGAACGTAATCCATTTATATAACGGGTATTGTAAGTAGAATGACTTGGTTATTTTAATAATGTCACTTTGATTTCTAGCGACTAAAGTAACAATCGGTTTTTTAGGCTTATCATTGGGTTTAAAGTATTCAGGAATACTAACTGGGATTACATGTGCATTAATGTCTGGAAAGTGGTTTTTAATATGTTCAGCAACCCTATTACTGGTTGTAATTACATCATTGAATCCATAGTCAATTGTCCATCTTCTACCGATTGGTAAAACCTCAAACATATATTCTGGACTTTGTGCGAAAACAATTTTCTTACAAGCCATATTTTTTACCTGTTCCATTACACTGGCAAAAATCTCAGGAATGAACATAAAGTCACTAGGCTTTACCTGTAGTTCTTGTGATTCAATTGAAATGTGGCTTAGTTCGGCATATTCTTCACCTAACCAATCTGCGATACCCATACCCTCATCGTTACCTCTCAAACGGTAATCGTTTCTCTCGTGTAAAATATGGGCTTTATAACCCATTTCGGTCAATAGTTTTACATGTTCATAGATATTGGCAACACCAGCGGTTGGATTACCCTTCGTATCCAATGTGAAAAAGTAAAAGTTTGATTCTTTGTTTTTTAGTTCATTAAGAACAGTTTCTAATTTATTAGTACTTTCCATTTTTATTCGTAAGTTTTTATTATATTATAATTTTCCAATGTATTGAATGCCATAACAAAGTCAAGTGGGGCATCTTTTAGTATTTTTTGTATCCCAAGCCCATTATCACCATCTTCTGGCGCATATCGCATAACCGACTCCAATAGTGCTGAAGTTATCTCGTATTTTACTGTATTTATTTCTAACATGGATGGTGTTGATTTAACAGTTTCTTTAACTATTTTGTTACCATCTTTATCGGTGGTCGTTTCAACCATTTTTTCTTCGTAGAATTCTTCTTTTTTTTCTGTAACAAAGTCACAAAAAGCGTCAATATCAATGTAATAATCCATTAAGTTTTATTTTTTTAGTTATTTTCAATAATCGTTTGTCGTAAACCTTCATCACTAATAAAATCCAATAAGGATTCAATTGTAAAATCAGCTTCATCTTCAGTATTGTATGAACATTTAACCTTTACAGCTGTTTTACCCTCTGGTTTTGATTCTAAAGCCATTGGATTAGCTGTTATTAGAATATCAGCATGTTCCCACATTTCTTCATACGATTTGAAAAATTTGATATTAGGGATTTCACATTCAAGTTTTGATAGAAAGAATAATGTGGCTGGAATTGCTCTACCAACCTCTCTGGACATTATAACAAATTCAACATCTTCCTCTTCGTCAATCATATCCATATATAATGTGTTAAGTTTACCCATTATATTGTCATGTAGTTGGTCTGGATGACCGAATATCTCCAAAGAAGCTTCTTTATAGAAAAGATTATACATCTCTTCTTTTGATTCGAATTTATAATGTTTTACCAAATCAAAATCGGTAACATCATCTTCAGTAACAACATATTCTTCGTCCTCACGTATTTTAGCCATAACATAACTTAGGTGGCCTAGGAAATCACGTAAAACCTCATCAATAGTAATACCTATAACTGTCATTTTAATAAGTTTAGATTATTAATATATGACAGATAATGGTTAAGTCAAGTTACCATTCGATATTATCAGTTATGAATTTTTTAATACGCTCAATCAATGTTGGTTTTTTGGGTATTAATTGTTCTAAACTTTTAATTGTCTCAGTTGATGTATTTTCGGTTAGCAATTGTTTTTTGGTTTGTGGTTTTGGTTTTTCGCCTCTAAGTTCTTTACTTAGTTTTTCGATATCTTCTTTTGGGTAGTTGTCCAATATTTTACCAATCAATGGGTTTCTAACTACATCAGAATTTTTAAACTCAAAGAAGCCTATTTCTGGTATATTCTGGTGTTTCATTATTATATCAAATAAACCACTGTCTCTCACATTCTTGTATCGGTCTGATTGGTCTAAGTCACCAGACAATATTAATTTACTATTTGACCCAATTCTGGTTAATATTGCTTTGCATTGGCTTGGTGATAGATTCTGAGCTTCTTCTATAATGATGATAGCGTTATCGATACTTTTACCTCTAATGAAACCTAGTGGTTGAATTATTAAACATTCTTTTTCCTCCAATCGCATTCGATTATATTTACCGATTATCTTATCAAATATATCCAAAGATGATGCGATATGTGGTTCAAGTTTTTCACGTTCAGTACCTGGAATAAAACCAAGTTTTTCGTCAGCTTCAACCGCAGGTTTTGATATTATAATTCGTGTGTAATTGTTTGATACATTTTGTAGTAATTCAATTGCTCTTGCTATTGAAACAAACGACTTGCCTGTACCGCTAGGCCCATATGCTATAGTTATTTCGTGGTCACTTATTATTCGAGCATATTCTTTTTGTGCCTCGTTTTTACATTTAAGTCTATATCTTTCTGGTAGTATTTTATTTACTATTGGTCCTAAATTAAAGTCTTCAGTTCTTGGGTTACTTGAAGGTCTTGTGGTTTTTTTTGCCATGTATTGTAACTCTTTACTATTAAATATTCTCGACAACTTATAAAAGTTATAAGTAGTCAATATAATTTACACAATCTGGAGCATTTTCTTTTCGTTCAACCATTTCATATTTTGAATCCAATTCTTTTTCTCTGAATTGTTCAATTATGCTTTCAGCCCATACAATTGGTTTTGCAATGAATTTTATAACATAACTACCATCAAATTCTATTATTTTATCGTATGATTCTATCGCAAATTCAAAGTATCTATTATCGGAAATTCCAGTATCTTTATACGTCACAAATGATATTGAATCTATATTAATTAGTGTTGATATTCTTGGGTTTTCAATTGTTTTTTTAACATCTATAATGAACATTTTATGTGTTCTATCATATTCGTCTGGATATTTGTTAACATAGAATTCCAATAATTTTGTTTCACCATTTATGTCTCTGACATTTAATTTTTTAAGATATCGTTCTAATTTGAATTTTGGTGGGTATGTTCTTTTGATTAGTATTTTACCCTCTTTTTTAACGTATGTAGTATATTCGCTTAGGTCTATACTACCTAAAGGGTTTGATTCTATTACACCTAAAGAGTGTTTGGTTTCATCAACTTCTTTCAATATATTACCATCCAACATATCGGTATAACCCATTGTTTCTGATGACGTATTATCAATTACCAATTCAAGTTCATATGGGTCATTATCATCTATTTTGACCTTTTTAAGTTTTTGTTTATAGACCTTATCTTTTGCCTCATACTTAACATTACCATCTTTATCGGTTGATATTGTAACGTCTTTACCTTGTAGGTAATCAAGAATCTTAAACATTCGCCATCTAAGATTTTTAACCTCTTGGGTAACACGACCTTGCATAAGGTCAAGTATAAATTGATTTTGATTAACTTGTTGTTCTTGGCCTATATCATCGGATAATGAACCGCCACGTTGTTTAAGAGCATTTCTTTCAACGTTTGCCAAGGCCAGCATAAGGGCCAACATTTGACTGTGTAACCATTTCATTTTTCTGCACGTAATTGTTCACTTTTTCTAACTTTATTCAGTTCAACAAATAACTCATCAATATAATTAAGCATATCATCTTTATCACCGTCAAATTTACGTATAAACCAATCTAAAAATGAAAGCGTGACGCCACAATGTTCCGTTACGGTGTTAAAGTATCCTATATCTCTAATATGATGTTGTGCTTGATTACCGATTAACATATCAATAATCGCTACTCTGTCTTTAATATCAACTGTTTCTTTATTTTTATGCATTAAGTATATTGTTTTCTTGGTCAATAATAAAGTGTCTAATTGATTGTTTCTTTACAAATGATAATGCTTTATCAAAACTATCAAAAGTCTTTACTAATGTGAACGGAACTAACGGTTCCATGTGTCCATATGATACTGAGTCAAATATTCTATACATAATTTATTTCCTTACTTTATCGTAATTATTAACAAACCACTCAATTGTTTCTTTTAAACCATCACGCAATGGTGTAAACTCAAAATCTGGTAAATATTTTTTTAACTTTGAATTATCTGTAGGTTTTCTATATTGCCCGTCTGGTTTACTATCATCCCAAATAACATCCCCAGTGAAATTCATTAACTCAGTAATTAAATTGACGACCTCTTTTATTGAAACTTCTACAGATGGTGATAGTATTATTGGTTCTGGTTCATCGTAATTAGTTAAAACCCATTCGGTTAATTTAGCCACGTCTTTATTATACATAAACTCCCTTAGTGGTTTACCTGTACCCCAAACGATTAAAGGTTCATTATTAATTTTAGCTAAATAACATTTATGAATTAATGACGGTATTACGTGACCATTTTCAATGTTAAAATTATCATTGATTCCATATATATTGGTTGGTATAACACATTTATAATTTAGACCATATTGTTCTCGATATGCTCTTATCTGTATATCAGCCATACGTTTAGCATGGGCATAGGCATCATTTGAATTATGTGGTGGGCCTAAGTGTATTTTATCTTCGGTTAAAGGGTATGTAACGTCATCTGGAAAAATGCATGTTGATAAAAATACAACAAGATTTTTAATATTGTATTTTCTACAGGCTTCTATAACGTTAGTATTCATCATTATATTATCATAGAAGAATTCACCCTTATATGTCATATTAGCACCGACACCACCAACCTTAGCCGCAGTATGAATAACTCTATCAACAGCATAGTCACCTTGTCTATCCCTATCAGTATAGAATTCAAATATATAGTCGGTACTTTTTTGGTTTCGTAAATCACACACTTTTGAATTTAGCGCTATGATATTACCCTCAAATTGTGAACCGATTAAACCACTTTGACCTGTAACTAAAAGTCTCCCCATACAATTTCTTTATTTTTACTTAATTTTTCCATCCAATAATCAATCATTTCATCTAACATTGAATAGAAATTATATTCTAATGTCCAACCTAATTCAGTTTGTGCTTTTTTTGAATCACCTCTAAGGTAATGTAATTCTTCAGCACGTTCAAATTTTTTATCTGTTTTTAAATAAGTTTTTTTATCTAATTTTAATTTACCAAATACATAATCAACTAATTCACCAACAGTTCTAGATTCACCAGTAGCTAAAACGTAATCATCTGGTGTTTCTTGCTGCAACATTAACCACATACCCCTAACATAATCTTTTGCATGACCCCAATCTCTCATAGCATCTAAATTACCTAAAACTAGTTTGTCAGATAGTCCTAATTTTATTTTAACCGCTTCTAAAACAACTTTATTAGTAACAAAGTTAACCCCCCTCCTAGGACTTTCATGGTTAAATAAAATACCAGAACAAATAAACATATTGTATGCATTTCTGTAGTTATTACATAGACTGTGAGCATATATTTTACTACAACCATATGGACTAACAGGAACAAATGGTGTCGTTTCGCGTTGAAACTTGTCTTTATCAAAAGAGTTACCAAACATTTCAGATGTTGCTGCGTGATAAACTTTTGATTTAGGTGAGAATTTTCTAACGGCCTCTAATACGGCAAGCGTACCTCCAGCGTTAACATCTAAAGTATATTTAGGTAATTCGAAACTAATTTGAACATGGCTTTGTGCTGCCAAATGATAAATCTCGTCTGGTTTAATGTCATTGATTATTGACTCAACACTAATTGGGTCTGTTAAATCCATATAATGAAGAGTTATAAGGTTTTTTGAGCGTAAATGTTCTATTCTAGTAGTTTGTGATTCTGGTACTGAATTTCTCCTGATAGTACCATGAACATTATATTTTTTTTCTATTAACAATTCTGCTAAATAAGAAGCATCTTGTCCATTTGCTCCTATAATTAATGCTATTTTTTTTACCATGTTTTTTATTTAAAAGTATTAAATATTTTTTAAACTATCAACGTTATAATTTTTAATTATATCACTACAAATACCAATAGCTGAAGAAACATCGTCATTATATAACTCTGGCATGACGGAAATACTATTTTTTATTGGTTGTTTATTTGGAAAAGCCCACATGTAATTAAGGCTTGTTAATGTTACTGTATCATTTTCATGCCAAAAATAATTAAACGGGAACGTTTCAAAATTATCGTTGAAAAACTCCATTGCTTCTATGTTTTTACAGTGAATCCATAATTTTGAAATCCTATCTTCTAGCCATTTTATATTGATACTGTATTGTGGTTTGTCATGACCTAACCATAAAATGTTATCTTTGTACCAAACATCAACTTCAACATCATAACCTTTAGCTATAGCCAAATCAATGTAAGTAGGTTCATTTTCCCATGATTCCATAGGTCCATTTATGTTTCCTCTATGTGATATTAACTTCATATTAAATTTTTTTCTGAAAATGATTCTAAAATAAGTGGCATTGATGTTTGACTCAAATGCATATGAGAACCTTCCCAATTATCCAAATATTCTGGTTTAGTTATTTTATTTTTATCAATCATTTTATAAAATATGGTAACGAATTTAATACTATTTTGATTGCACAGTTCTTCTAAGTATCTGTTAAATTCTTCAGTAACTGTATTACGTTCTAAACAAGTACCAAATGAAGGACCGCCAGTATATTGTTTTGACTCATGCCATGACGCAATTGGTCCCCATGCGATAACTTTAACTCCAGCCTCTTTATATCTTAACAAAACACTAAAGTATCTTTCAACACATTCTTTAACTATTTCATTAACTGTTTTATTTTGCAACTCCATTTGTTTGATTAAATGAACTCTAATGTCAACTTCACCAAAACAAAATAATACATAATCAGTATCTATATTAACATTGAAATTAATAATTTCATCTATTACTAGTGTTTTAGTTTCAAGTTGGTAAGCGGTAGCTGGACCGATTCTGTAACTTTTAAAAAATGGTGTTCTATCATCAGACCTTTGTGGCCATATTGGTTGCATTTCTTCTTTACCGCTGAAAACAGCAGAGTGGCTATCACCTATACAATGTATCATATTTTATAATATTTTTACTTAAGTTGTTATAAAAATAAAATTCATCTTGTTCGCCATTTTCACCACCAATAGCCCATGGGTTTTGATTAGCATATACAGTGTTAAACATAGGGTGAATACCGAACCCATTTTTAACAAATAAAAACTTTTTATTGTTGTCTCTTTTATATTTATTTAACGCTATTTCATCATATGCGTCTACAGTTGGTTGCGATAAAATCTTAACCCATTCAGATGTTTTTATAAAAAACATACTATTAGTGAAATATGGTGAATGGATTTCAAATAGTTCATAGTTGTTATTAGAAGTAAATTTATCAATATTTTTTAGAATATAATTGTTAATTTCCATCTGAGCTTCATATGAAATCCTAAGTGGGTGAATACCTTTTGTAATTGTGTTTAATAAATTTAAACCTTGGTAAAACTTATTATAATCCCATTCAATTGCGTTTATTGTAAACTGATTTAAAGGTGTGTAATCTACACCCCATAAACCATTTGGCATTGGCCTGTTTAAGAAATGTTTATAAACAATATCTCTAACTGAAAAATCAGCAATAAAATCACTAATAAAAAAATCACACGATGGAATGTTATTAGACATAGTTGGTGATAATGTTAGTATGTCATCATTGTTTAACATATCAACATTTTCAATTAGGTAATCCCAAACATAATTATTAATAAAACAATCTTCATCTAATTTTACTGAATATTCAGTATCGGTTGAGATAGCTATTCTTATTTTATTTATGTAATTATGGTGTGAATTAATTACATGAATAGTATATTCGATACCTAAACTATCACATTTATTAACCCAATCATTATCATGTGTTGCTAAAACATTTAATTTTAATTTTAGTTTATTTTCTGGTTTTATTTTAGATAAAAAATAAAACATTAAATTTGAATAATCTAATCTATTGTGTGATAAATAATTTATAGTTATTGTTTTCATTTCATATAATTTTGTCTGATGAATTGTTTTAATTCACAATCCTTTTTATAATTAACTCTTTTGATTGAAGAATAACCTTTATTTCTTTTTTCGATAATTTGAGGTACTGTGATAACCCAATTATAATTTGGTTTGTTTGATGGGTCATAAGTACCAAAATACGATGGGAATTCCCATGGCTGCTTACTTAATAATACCATATAAGGTAAAAAAATATTCATCATATCATTATTTGGATAATATTCTAAACATTTATATATATGTTTTTTTGCTAATAACATTACTTCTTTTGTAAATGTTAAACACTCCCAATTAGCACTCATTGGTTTTTCTATATCGTATTCTTTATATAAATCTTTAGAGTCCCATCTACCGTAAGG